CTTCAATTAAACTTGAAGGTGTCAAAAAACATATAGGATATTTTGACACAGAAAATGCTGCGGCTTTAGCCTATAATATCGAAGCTACTAAACTATTCGGTAGCTTTGCTTTACTTAACGAAATAAACTAAACACATGTATCAACCACCAAATACAATAACACTAGATAAGGCTCATCCACAACAAATTCGTCTAGGATTACAGGGATATCCGGGAACAGGGAAAACTTTTTCTGCGTTAACTTTTCCCAATCCCATTGTGCTTGACATTGACCGTGGACTTGGCGCTCACTTAGGACGTAACGACGTAGTGCAAGTGCCTTTCTATGACCCCGAGTTTGTCAAGACTATTATACCGACACAAGGCTACAACATACGTGATGCGCTAACGTATTGGATTGACAAAGAAGGACGTAAGCTAGAACCAGATCAAACACTCATACTAGATGGCATCAGCGGCGTCGAATCAAACTATCATTTCATGTGGCGCAAACAACCTACGCTAACTAAGGCTGGCGTAATAGATGACCGCGATGAGTGGACTAAAAAGATTACATACTTCGGTGAGCTAACTGATCTACTTATTAGCCTACGCTGTCACGTCGTAGTCATTACGCACGAAGCGGAGACTAAGACTAAAGACAACGTATACGATAGTATGAAAGTCCGTCCGCTTCTAACCGGACAAGCGGGCAATAGGCTACTAAGCAAATTTACTGATTGGTTCCGACAGCACGCTAGTGACAAGCCCACTCCCGGCGTTGCTGTAGCGGAAGACAAGCTAGCACAGTGGGGAATGAATGCAGCTGAGTTCGCTGCGATGTGCAAGGAGTTCCCTCGTAATACTGTTTACTACTGGCAAACAGAAGGTGATGCAGCCTTTGATGGTAAGGCGTCATCGCTAGTTAATTTCCCACGATACATTCCAGCTAACTACAAGAACTTCGTTAAGTGGATGAAGAAATGATTTCTACTACACCAAAGTAGCAACGCTGACAACGTAACTGTCAATCAACAAAAACACAAAACAAAAACATGGCAACACGTAACCTACAACAAGCACCCGGAACATTAACCTCCAAAGACAAACTCCCACAGCGTCGTTATGCTGTGCGTTGCATTGAGGAAGTGTTCGGGCAATCAAGCAAGGGTAATGGAATGATTACCCGCACATGGGAAGTCGTTGACCCGGAAGCGGTCAATATCAATGGCGCTAACAAGATTGTTGCTGGCGTCCAAGTCAAGCAATACCTCAATGTTATTGTGCTCGACCAAGCAACTGGCACTCGTGATGACGAAGCTAGTGACAAAGCACTCGCTCGTCTGCGTGATGAGAATGCTAACCTTGGCTTGCCTGTCGATAGCATTGACGACGAGAACCCGCAGTTGCTCTGCAAAGGCATTATCGCTGATGCAATTCTCGGTAGTGAGGAATACTCACCGCGTGAAGAACTTACTGCGGAAGCGCGGGCGCAAGGCAAGACACTGGGCGAACCGATTAAGTATGCTGATGGGACACCCGTTGTGTCCTACAAGCCTCGGCTTATTAGCATCCTCGGTCTGTCGTCTGTGAAAGTTAACGCGGCGTTCTAAGTTTGTTCAACCGCTAGCTCCGGGCGGAATACAAAAACGGAGCACTTAATTTTCCATGCTAAAAATTAGACCAAAGCTAACCTACTGTGGCCTCACAGTCGTTATGTCGAACCCTTCTCGGTTCGACAGAGCGGAACTGTTGTCGGCTAATGGAGGATTCTTCTTCCGTAATGAATGCCTCCGGCCCGACTTTAACGTGATGCAGTGTGAAGTGCGTGTGAAAGAAGATCGTAGCCCGCTACTCCCTAACACCCGCTGTGTTCTAGTTCTTGGCAAAGACGCATTCGACGTGTGGATTGGTAACGACAAAGACAGAACACTAGGAGAAGTTCGCGGTAGCATATATGAAATCAATGGCGTTGCACACATTCCGTCTTACTTACCACAAGATTCACTGGACTCTGTGGACCACGAGTCCGCGCACAATGAACTTCTGCAAGGTAAGAATTACGACGAAGAAGTCTCACTGGGGACTAAGTCAGCTAAAGCTGAGAAGCGTCGGCATGGTGTAACATCACGCACTAACTGGTCATTCTGGCTAAAGCAAGATACTAAGAAAGCTTGTCGCATAGTGCTTAATGGTGGCCGTGTTCCCGAACCGGCGTTCACGCCTAGCTACAGTCTGTATCCTCCAGCCGCTGAGATAATCCACCTACTCCGCACTGTCAAAAACTCCTACCTATACCTTGACATTGAAACTGACGAAAACTTAAAGATTAAGTGCATCGGCTTAGGCTTCGAGAATAACACAAACATCTACGTAGTTCCTTGGCTGACTCACAATTACACACGCGCATATGAAGAACTTCCTGAAATTCTTACTGCTCTTGCTATTGCTATGCGTGACAACGTGGTTGTGTCACACAATGGTGCACAGTTCGACTGGCTCATTCTCGCTTGGCAGTATGGTATTCCCTTCGGCGATAGGCATTACGATACTATGCTTGCTGCTCATCGCTGTTACACTGATGTTGAGAAATCTCTAGGGCATTGCACCAGCCTTTATACGTATCAACCTTATCACAAAGACGAGGGAAGCGGCGCGTATAACACTGCTGAACAAGCCCGTTCGCTTTGGCACTACTGTGGTAAGGATGTTTACACGATGATGTTAATACGACTAGCTATCGACGAACACGCTAAGACAGTGCCGGGTCTAGTCGAATCAATACAGCAAGTCAACGATAGCATACCAGCCTATATGCTAATGACACTGACTGGCATTCACTTTCGTCGTGAGTTAGTTGACGCCAACATGCGAGAGAACGATAGGCTAATGACTCACTACCTCCGCTTCATCGAGTATTTAGTTGGCCCTGACTACATTAAGCTGCTTAACCGAACGTCTAAGAAAGGTTTGCCGGGCAGCAATACTAAGTGCTGTGCTTACTTCCATGATATGCTTGGTTATCCAGTAATTGCTAAATCTAAGAAAACCGGCAAACCCTCACTAGCTAAGAAAGCTATGTTACAGTTACGGCTCAAGCATGATAATCCCGTGATCGACTTATGCTTAGCTTATCGTGAGCTAGCTAAAGAAAGCGGTTCGTTGAAATTTACTGACTGGAATCACACAAGAAAGGAACTACCGAATGAAAGTGAGTGAACTAATAGCTAAATTGGAGGCAATGAATAAGCCTGACGCGGAGTTTCAAGTTATTCAACAAAATGGCTACTGCTGGATGAGCTTAGATATTTTGTGGAATCCCGACGAAGCGCGTGTTGAATTGAATATTACAGATGAAGACTAAAACCTTACCGCCTTGTCCTTGCGGTCAGCCCGCAATAGAAATATCGTGTGATGTGCCGCGTTGTGCAATGTGCAGGCAACGTGAGCTAACTTACGCTGGGCTACACTGTCACGGTGAGAATGAGACAGGAATGAACAATGCGTTCGCTAAGTATAAGCATTTCTTCCGCACAGCTTTAGAAACTGGTAAAACACAGCCAACCACATCAGTTTAATATGACACCAACACAAACCATTAGTAAAGCTCAACAAAATGTAACAGACTTCATGGCTAAAGCTGGTCAGCATTTGCCAGAAGCTCCGCAGCTACCAACGAAGGATGTTTACGCTTTGCGCTGTCGCTTAATTCAAGAAGAATTAGATGAGCTTTATACTGCCTATCAAGCCTACAATATGGTCGAAGTAGCTGATGCTATTGCCGATCTGCTCTATGTTGTTTTAGGTGCGGCTTGTGCTTCTGGCATAGATATTGAACCTATCTTTGATGAAGTTCATCGTTCCAACATGAGTAAGTTTATTGATGGACACAGACGAGAAGACGGTAAATGGGTAAAAGGTCCATCATATACGCCAGCAAACATTAAACCTTTACTTGAGGCACAATGCTCCTAGTCCCACTCCCCATCACCCGTGCATTCATACAGTTCCACCGCGACTGGACATTCGTTTACTCAACCAATATCTACTACACATCATCTTATGGACAAGCCTCCCAAGCTGCTGGTGAACCTAATACGATTGGCGTGCCAGTTCGATTTCGCTTTTGTAAGTCTAATGCTAGTAGTTATTTTGATGACGCTCAGCTTGATGATGTATTACGTCCCGTTTTGGCTGAAGTGTTTACAAGGATTGCTAAGCATAGTCCTAATGTTGTGGTCTTCCCTAAGATTGGGGAAGGGGCTAGTAGACTAAAAGAGAACGCGCCCAAAACATTCGCTTACATTCGCGGCGAACTAGCTAAACTACACTCGAAGGAGGTTGAATTTGTATGGTAAGAAACTTAACACAGCAAAACTTGACTGACTTATCGCCGATGCCTTTTGGTAAATACAAAGGCACACCGATGCAAGATGTTCCAGCTAGCTATCTACATTTTCTGTGGACAAAAGGCTGTGATGATTTACGCATCCGTAAATATATTGAAACTAGCCTAACCGCATTAAGCGACGAAAACCCCGACTTGATATGGTAGCACTAACCTACCCCCGCTCTACCACCATATACAAGTTAGGTGGCACTGAAACCCTGCGTGCTAGCAGTGCTGCTTTCCTAGAGATATTCGGTGGTAACTTACAGAATATATCCGACGAGATGCGGCGGTTGTTCTGGGCTGACGAAGGCTACAAGTTAGTTCAAGTAGATCAGAGCGGCGCGGAAGCACTGATAGTCGCATACCTATGCACTCACGGTAAGTTCCGTGACTTATTTCTTAATAATGTTAAGCCTCACGTGTTCGTTGCGATGAACATGTTCCTCGACATTTGGATTAAGAAATGCCACGATCTCGATGTAGTTTCCTTCGCCAACACTCCAATACCTGAGCTTAAAACCCGCGAAGGTTGGAAGACACTAGATGCTCTCATCAAAGAATCCGATAAGTGGAAGCCGCAAGAACGCTATTACTACATAGCTAAGATGATTTGTCACGCGTCTAACTATGGCATACGCGGTAACGCATTCAGACTGAACGTGATTGAGAAGTCCAAAGGCAAGATCGTGCTAACTAAGCAGCAAGCCGACACTTACCTCGCTAAGTATCACGCACTGTTCCCCGAGATACAACGCTGGCACAGGGAAGTTGAACAACAGCTACAGCTAACCGGCATGTTATTTAGCTTACAGGGATTTCCATTTGTTAACACTGGTAAGTTAGACGATTACAACATGAAAGACTGGTTTGCTAAAGTTCCGCAATCCACTGTTGGCATGATAACGCATAAAGAAATCACCAACGAACAAACTTTCATTAACGTGTGCAATAACAAAATGCCGGTCAAGAAACTTAACGGCGAAGTTGACGAAGCACTCCAGCGTTTCGGACTGATTGGTAAACGCTGGACTCTGCTAAACAACTGTCATGACTCGTCACTTACGCAAGCGCCAGAAGGGGAAGAACGTGAGTGCGCTGCTGTTAAGCGTTTCTTTATGCAACAGAATTTAGTTAACTTTCGCGGCGAAAAGTTTCAGATGAAGTCGGAAGCAGCCGCCGGGTCAAATTGGGGCAAGTATAAAAAAGACAAGAATGAATTTGGCATGAAAGAATTATGATTTTATTAACATCCAACACAAAAGCTCAATTTTCAGTTGATGAGGATGATTATCCAAAAATTTTGCAGCATAATCATATTTTTACCGAGAACCATAAAGGAGGAATCCAACTATTTTCTAAAGTTCTAGGTAGAACTATTGTCCTAGCTAGGCTTATCTTAAATATCCCACTTGACGATGGCAAAAATGTTGACCATATTGATGGTAACAAAAAGAACAACACAAAAAATAATTTGCGTATAGCATCATTGTCGCAGAATCAATGGAACAGAAAGAAAAATACTAACAGCACCTCTAGGTTTAAAGGTGTTCATTGGTCGAAAGCAGATAAACGATGGAAAGCTTCTATTCGTGTTAATTCAAAACCATATCATCTTGGTTTGTTTAATGTAGAACAAGAAGCTGCCGAGGCTTACAATAAAGCGGCGCTAAAACATTTTGGAGAATTTGCTTATATAAATACACTAAGCTAACCTATGACTAACTTTGACAAGTGGCAATTAGTTATGCGAGAAATTACTTCGCCGCAGTCTTTTATTGATTTTGGATGGTATTATATGATAGCCGCTGCGCTCCAACGTCGTGTCTGGTGTGGCCCTTCGCATAAACCAATCTATCCTAATCAATACACCATACTTGTAGCTCCGCCCGCAATCGGCAAAGGTCTAGTCATTAAGGAAGTAGAATACGTTCTGCGCTATCACGCTCTCGAAGACCCCAACGCTCCGGCCCGTCCGAAAGACTCCGCGACACTCACTGTAGTTGACCCTCACGTAGTCGAAGCTATTAACGCAGCCAACTACGCACAGGCAACCAACGGCGCTATTAAGAATGGCAAAGTCAAAACACCTTTGCTTATTCCTATCGCAGCGAACGCGACTACTTTCGAGGCGCTAGTGCGCAGTATGACCAAAGCAACTCGTCGCATTAACTATATGAAATACGATGATAAGCTTGGCAAAGACATATTACAGATTTACACTCACTGCTCACTGGCTTTCTGTCTTGAAGAAATTAGTTCGCTATTCCGCCGTCACACCGAAGATGTAGCTAACTTCCTGTTGCAAGCCTACGATTGCGGTAACTACGAATATGATACGAAGACGCAAGGCAATGATGAAATACATCGGTGCTGTCTTAACTTTTTTGGCGGAACTACGCCGATTTTCATGGAGTCAACTTTCAATGATAAGTTACTCAATGACGGCTTTAGCTCACGCACTTGGTTCATAGTAGAACAGAAGAATCGCTTTGATAAACTATTTATACCCGCTCTTAACGAAGAACAGCTAGCCGCCCGCGCTGACATAGTGGAGCACGTCAAGAAACTAACCAAACTATACGGTCCAGTTGAGTATGAGCCTGATGCGTGGAAATACCTAGAGCAGTGGTGGGAGCAACCAAACCGTCCGCGCGCTAACAAATCACCCAAGCTAGATGCTTACTACGGTCGTAAGAATTTGCACAGTCAGAAGCTCGCAATGGCTTTACACTTCTCCGAAGACGCGGAAGCCAACGAACGCGGAGCGCCGAAGAATAAGATTACGCTAGATACAGTTAAGCGTGCGCTAGAATTGCTAGACATAGTAGAAGCTAACATGCATCTCGCACTTAACTTCGATGGTAATAATCCGCTAGCCGCAGTTGGCAGGAAGCTATTGCGTTATTTGGGACGCAACGGTAAGCAATCTACTATGGAATTGCTAATGGAATTCTGGGGTGATGTAGATAAAGATCAACTCGATCAAATACTACATCACTATGTTGACACCAAGAAGATTAAATTTGACCCGCTAGATAACAAATGGGAGGCAATATGAGAATGGTAAAATGTCCAATATGTAATGGAACAAATTGTGAAGAACAGTCAGATGAAATAGACATAGGAGTTGGAATACAAAGAAATGTGTGGGGATACATCTGTAGTAATTGTGGCAATATCCCAGTTTGCTACGACTGTGGCGCAGTAGGACACGAAACACCACACCACAAATGGTGCAAATCTATTCCTAAGGAATCATCTCCGACTTCGCACGATTCAACGCATTCTGTCTGATATAGTCTGCCTTCACTTCATCCGCCTTAGACTGTCCTTGTGTCTTCACTAGCCAGTTATAGTATTTAACGAACTTAGCTGGCAGTGTGTCAGGCGACGGCATAGTTTGGTAGCTATTGTGCTTGAGTTTACTTAGCTCGGCCATTAGCACTTCGGGGTCTCCGTTAGCCTTCTTCACAGCCTTCGCAATCAATTCCTTCCCCAGCCTCTTAGCTTCTTCTACATCACTCGTCTGTTTGAATTGTTTAGTTTCGGGAGACAAGAATGGATTCGGTCGCGTGTCGCCGGAGTCTGCTAAATCATTACCTTGTCCCATGTTGAACAATTTAAGATCACGGTATTTGTCAGAACGTTCGTTAGCTTTCTGCTTCTCAGGATTAAGCTGAGCGTTAGCAATGCGATATGTTTGCGAGAAGTCTTCCAAGAATGTGCCAATGATAGATGCTACACTAGCCACGTCATTCTTCGCGATAGCTTCCGCTAACTGACCAATGTCTTCTGTTGCAGTCGTTAAGCCCTCGATAAGCGGATTATTGTAGGTGTTAACACGATTCTTATATGCTGTATCTGCGCCAATCTTCACCACATCCGCTAGCACACCCGCGTAACCTGACATACTTGCGTAGCCAGCTAGCTTATACCCCGCTAACTTCCACTGTTCTTCTTCCTTCGCCGCTTCAATCTCACTAACTTCCGGTAGCTTAGACTTCTTGTGCTGTGCTAACTCAACAATCTGCTCCACCGCCGCTCCACCGATTAGCATACCGATAGTGCTCATAAGCAATGGTGTCCAGTTACCATTGCGTGCTGGCTCAATAGTGTGCTGCATGAAGTTGTTGAACTTCTCGATGTTCCAGCGTGCCAATGAGAGATACGGTGCTAACGTGCCCTTCATTGCTATACTAGGCAAACCCCGATAGTCGTAAGTGCCCTGCACTGACTCTACGAAGCGTGCTGCCGCTTCCGTAATAACTGCGTCAGGCGCAGGACTAGTCTTGTAGTTCTCCCAGTTAGGCACGAAATCATCGAGGAACTTACGCTTCTGTGCTGTTAGCTTCTTATTAGCTAACGCGTGCAAAGCTTCACGAGCTAAGAACTGTCCTTGTCCCATTGCTATTGTGCGTGCGCCGTTCTCTAGCAGTGCACGTCCTTGTGCTGAGTTCATCACATCACGTGCACGATCTAGCCAATGCATTACATCCGTGAACCCGCCTTCTCCTTGTTCTACGCCAGCGAAGTTGTAGCGCACTACGCCAGTATCTTGCGCTTTGCGATAGTTCTCTTTAGCCGTCTCGAATGCGTGGATAAGCGAAGGTATAGGCTGGTCAATATCCATGTGCTGCATACCGAGCACCATGTTAGTAGTGAAGTCTTTCACACCAGCTAACGTGCCAATCATATTAGTTCGGATGATACCTGTAATAGCACGTCGAATATCTTCATTGTGCTCACGCACTCCGTAAATATCTTCTAGCACATTCTTAGTTGCTTGATTAGCTTCCAATCCATTCTTCGGATTAAACAACGCGTCTGATGCAGCCGTGTTACGCTCAATAGCTTCGTGATAGGCAAGACGGCGAGCGTAGCGGCGGTTAAATCGGGACATAATATCGAACAGATTTGTCTCACGCATAGAGCGTGGCAAACCAACACCAGCTAGCTTGTCGATAGGACCAAACTGTTGTGCTAGCTGTGCTTTCTGTTGCGCATAACCACCCTTTAGCAGCGCCCACTTCTCGTCTGCTTCCGCTTCTGTCATCCCGCCTTTCTTCATATTGTATTCGATGAAGTCTTTGTGCATCTGCATTGCTTCGGGGCTATCGGGTGTTTCGGCAATAACCCGCGAAGCTCTGCGGGACATTAGATTAGGGAAGTAGTTAGGGTCAGCCGAAGTGCCATGTGCTAGTCCTTCAATGTCACCGGCGGACTTGAACGACTCCATCATTGCTTTTGATTTAAGCAAATTGGCGCGAACTGCGTCGGCAATCTTCTGTTCGACGGGGCTAAGTTTAATCTCACTTTTGCCTGCGTCAGACATGTCATTCAAGTATGACACAACCCTAGCATTCTCCGGTGTATCCATCTTAGCCCACTCAGCTAGACCTTTCGCACTTAGCTCCCACGGACGCGCAGTAATTACGTCGCGGATGAAGCTAGTCTCTAGCTGACCACGATTACGTGAGTTAACGCGATAGAACTCTCGCACTGCATTGGCTGCCGCTTTAGCTCGTGGAGTTCCGATGCGTTCTATCTTCTGTATTTCGCTAGCGATGAGCGGAGTAATCCAAGGTTGCTTAGCTGGGCGTTTAGTCTCTTGGCGCAACGCATCCCCTTCGCTGTATTTAGGAGCGGTTAAGCTGAATGGCTCACCAGCTTCACGACGAGCAACTAAACTTGTGCCTTCGATTGGATACATACGGCCTGACACATCTGTTTTAGGTGTGCCGTCGGGATTGCGGAAGATGAGGTTGGAACGAGGTTGTGTTTCTCTATACACACGATATACAGTTTTGCCACTTGCGTATTTATATGGTTCGTATGTTTGTTTTATGCCAGCTTGTTCTGCTGTTATTTTATACTCAGCTAGTTCACTTTCAGGCACACTATCAGCTATCAGATGCCGTTGCTCCATCGCATTCTTATGCTCACCTAAACTAACTCTCTCCCCCTTACTCCCTGTAAGTTCTTCTGCAATTTTGGGAAGGATGGTGTCGTAGTTGAGAAGCATACCGGGTTCTTGTGGTGCTTCTTGCACGGTGTCATAGCCCAGTTGTTTTGCTTGTTGGCCACCGGCTTCGTATTCTAGCTGTTTACCCTTTAGGAGTTTCTGCGCGTCTATGTACCCTATGTTACTTTCTTCACCGTAGCTTACTATTTCTTTTGCCCTAGCTAGATTCTTTTCAGTAGGTTTTACCACAGTTAGTGAGTGTGCATCATGCCCCTCCGTCATCATCGCAGTCTCCGCATCACTCACCATTATATGAGTAGCACCTTCTTTACGCGCTTGTTCAATAGCGGCTTTTAAGATTAGACGGTTGTAGTCGCGGAGGAGAGGATGATTAGCCACCCTAGCGTCTATATTAAGACTGCTTCCTTTTGTAAGTTTTTCAGCATTACGCCGCTCCTGCCCCCACCTACTCTGTGCTTCCGCTATCACCGCAATCTTCTCACCATTCGCTCCAGTCTTATACTGAATCATTGCCCAACCAAGTGTATTTGGTAGGTTTTCGTGGAGGTTGTCGGGTTGCCATAAAGCTGGCATAAACTTTGCATCTTCTGGGTCACGCCCAAGAGCGATGGCTTGTGCTTGGTCCTCTTTACTATATTGTTGTTCCGGCACCACCACATCCACCCTCTGCACATTTTTTCCACTCTTCATCGTTGTCCACTCGGGCATTGGTTGGTCAGCGGGAAGAGCGGAGACGGTGTTGTAGTAGGAAGTAGCACGGGGACCATAACCTACACTCGGTTCTTTAGCTGTTTGTCTATTTAAATCTATCCATTTGCCAGCCTTAGCGTAGTTGTCAGCACTTAATACTTCTAACTCTTTTTGCATTCCGTTGTAATCACCAGCTATGGCTTTAGCTCTTGCACGGGTTATAGCTTCTTGACTACCACCATCCAAATTATCATACCACTCATGCGTCATTTTATCATATTCCTTCTTCGCCTCACTCACCTTACCTTCCATCCCATAGCTGTGCACTTCTACTTTCGGCGCATTCGCTTCGAGATGCTCGCGTAGCTCCTTCACACTGATAGCCGGCAACTTCATTAACTCATCCACTCCGCTCATACGCAGGAGTTCTTGTTCGCTAGAAGGCAGCGAGTTCAACTTAGCTCGTAGCTGCTTTGACTCTACTGTGCCGTTGCGGCTAATCTGTAGGCCGAATGGCTTGTCTTTCTCTAACTCTTTCTGTGTTGTTAGCTTAAACGTCTCTGGCGCGGCTCTTAGCGCATCCCCCTCACTATACTTCGGTGGATTACCGCCATTGCGATTCTTAATATCTTCTGACTCTTGCCAAAGTTTAGTAAACTCAGGGCTATCAGTATCATCACGCATTACGTGGTCCATAATGGACTTCTGTAGTTCTTCGTAACGAATGCGGTCGGGAGACTTAGGTTGTCCCTCACTAAACTGTTGCTTAGCTCCTGCACCTGTGTAATTCGCAGGATTAAACGGAGCATCATTGACAAACTTATAGTTGAGCACACGCTGGAAATCGGCAGCATTCGCTCCACCCTGTTTAGTGCGATAATGTGACGCTATGTCTTTCCACCAAGTCTTAAACTCGCCCTCATTCCTAAGACCTAATCTGTCCATCACATACTCCGCTCCCGCGTTGTTCGCATTGAATTCTTCCGGCGTCCACGGTTCTAGTCCTTGCTTAGCACGCTCCGCATTGATAGCATGGAACTCAGGATTAGACGCAGTGAAAGCGTCGTAGTCAGCAGCTAGCTTACGGTCCGCTGCATTCTTACTGTTCCGCAAATCATTCACAAAGTTGTGACCTTGCATCTCGTGCGGCGCTTCCACAATCTGTCCTTTAGTCGGTGACACAAATGCTTCACGGCCTGTTGCCATTCCAGCCATTTCTTGGCCCTGCGCATTACGCACTGGCTTATCAGTAGTTAGCTTCTGTCCACGATAAGCCGCTACGTTCTTCATCTTAGCATTCCACTCTTCAGTAGGCGTTAGCTGAATACGGGCAGCATTTAGCCGTTCATTAGCTATCTTCTCAGCTTCTGTCTGCGGTCGAAGTGCTCCACCTTCGCTATATTTAGATAGCTTGTCTTGCACCGCTTCCGCTTCAATATCAATAGGTGGCGGGTTAGCAACCTCAGCATTGCCAGCTTCTTTTACTCCAGTGTAGTCAGGATATATTTCTTTGCCTCGCGGAGTCTCGGCTAACGGCTTAGGAGCCACTTCTACACCACCTAATTGATTACCGCGCATAGCAGCCTGTAGTGCCGCTATGTCAGCTTCATGTTGAGCTTTCTGCTGGTTAAGCAGATCAGCACCAACTTGTAGTTTTTGCGCAGTTAATTGTTGTTGCTGTGTGCTAGCAGCTTGTAGCAACGCAGCATCATCTTGTGCTTGCTTCTCACGCATAGCACGCAAGTAATCGGTCAAACGCAAACGCTGTTCAACAGGTGCATTCTCGCGCTTAAGCATTTCAATATCACGCCAGCTAGCCTCAGCACTCTTAGCCGGTGGCTGGACAGTCTTGTAACGAGTGATAGGTTGCGCTGTGCGAGGCTCTGGGATTTGGCCTTGTGCATTGAGTAGCTGCAATTCGGGGTCAGCAGCGAAAATCGGCGAACGTGGTGTAGTCTGCTTAACGGCTCGGCTAGCTACAGTCTGCCCCGGAAACAAATTAGCCATCACACTCTCGGGTGTAATATTAGGCGCACTCGGCTGTATCTCATTGCCTGCCGCTAGATACGCGTTAATGTCAATAGGAGTTTGTGGTGCTACGTCAGGCGGTGCTACAACCGGAGTGCCATTAACTAAGTCAGCACGAGTCGGATGAATGTTAACGTCCACTGGATTTTCAAAACCCATACGTCGTCCGATAGCATTCGGCGAATTGAACAAGGCACTAGTGAGTGCGGACTCGCCCAAACCTTCTTCTAGCGGCCTACCAGTGACTAAGTTCTGCGCTGCTGTTATACCTGTGCCAACGCCTGTGCCAATGCCGACGTTAGCTAAATTCTGTAGTTCTGGCGCTGTCAGGTTTATACCCGTTAGAGGCTTACTAATGACTTTGCCTAGTGAACCGGCAGCACGTGCTACGTTCAGTGGATTAGGATTGAATCCACCCACCATCATCGCTGCACCACCGCCGACTCGCGCTCCCCACGGATTAGCCTGTTGCATTGCTTGGAGCTTAGCGAGTTCTTCAGGCGTAAACGCCTCTTGAAGCTTAGTCTGTCCGTAGTGTTCTAGCCCACCAGCTATCGCGCCAACCGCAGGCGGAATCAAATAAGCTAACTTAGCCAGTGGATGCGGAATCTGTGCAACTGCACTAGACCACGGAGCAACTAAAGCAGCCGCGCTACTACCAACAGCAGCAGCGGGTGCAGCGTTGATAGCACTGTGGATAGCTGTTTCAGCGAAGCCCGGCGCTTCCGGCGCACTTGGCTCTACTTTTGGATGAGGGAAGTCATTGTCGCTAACCGATGGCGCAGTAGCTACACGAATAGGTTTGATAAACCCGTTGTCGTCTAGCTCATGTGTTGACGGGTCAAAGCCAGATTGTTGCACTACCCAACGACGCTGAGTAGGCGAGAGTTCGGCGGCGAGTGGCATAAAAGTTATCGAATAAGTTTACCTGAGACGTAACGTTTGAAAAACTCTAGCATCTTCTGTGCATCAGCGGTGTTGTCAGTGGCGTCAATATCTACATCTACTCCACCGGGTGCGATCTTACCGGCTTGCTCTATTAGTGACTGTGGTGGACGATAAGCGGCGGGGTCGTAGTTAGTTGTAGCACGTGAAGATTTTGGCTGACCCATCATGTCGTAGTCAGTGTGCAACTCTTGACGCGGCATACTACCGGTAAACTGACTATAGTCAGCCATGTTACCAGTTTGCATCGGTGTCATCGGAGCAACATAACGATTTTCGTTAGGCGCTACGCTAATAGATGACGCATTGCGATTAGCTATGACAGGCGCGAAATTAGTGGCAATACGACCAAGCCTAGCTGATTCGTTAAGTTGTGGGTCATTCAAGTCTTGGCCGATTTGCACATCTTGCACAGCCGTGTTAGCTAGTCGCTGTGGATTAAGTGTGTTGCCAATAAGTCTGGCCGACTCGGGACTAGTTGGAAACATGCGAGCATTCGCTACAGCAGCCGCTAATTGCTGATTGTAGGCTAAATCAGTGTCATCTTTAGCTTTCGCAACACGCTCTTGTTCTCTCCGAGCAAACTCAGCCCTGTCACGCATAGCTTGTAACTGTGCTTGAATACGAGCCATTTCTTCTTGACGCTTCGCTTGCTCTTGCATCACATACATCGGTGGCTCAATAGCACTGCGAAGTTCTGCCGCTTGCTGACTACCACGCCCGCCCATTAGCCATCTGTCTGCGCCGGGATGTTTAACAGTGGGTGGCGTATAGCTCCATGTTCCGTCGGCGTTTTGAACTAATCCGCCTTCCAGCTTATCAGCGCCAAACAAACTACCTAGTGCAGGTAGAATACCACCACCGCCTGCCGCGCGGTTAGCTACGTTAGCGCCACTGTATTTCTTTGCCATTGCTTTAGTTGACATAGTAAAATCCTAGTTAGTTTTTTAGAATACCGCTTAAGCCCGACGTAAACTGAGTGAATTGGTCTAGCCAATCTTTATTTTGCGCAGCTACTTGTAATTCATTTGTTTTCAAACCGCTAAACGCGTTCAAGAAGTTAGAAGCTAAGCCAGCCGATGTTGACGTATCGGGTGTTTGCACTCCACCGAACTTAGATTCACCGCTGTTAGCCACTTGTCCTTTGCCTGTGCCAGCAGCGAATGTGTCAAAGTTAGTTCGGCTAGCTGGCAAGAACGCAGTGCTAGCTTGGATAGCTTGGCTAAGCTGATTCTGATTTTGTATTTCTCTATTACGCCCAGCTTGGCCAAATTGCATCGCATTAGCTACGCTGTCAATGTTAGAGGGTGCATTAGCATTACCGCGCATCGCACCTTCGTGTGCTTGTGAGCGTTCAATCTCCGCGCGTTCGCTACCCGTTAGTCCAGACCCGAGTTGAATTGACTTCATCAAGTCTTGCACTCGATTAGCCTCTACTCCACGCGTTGCGTTGTATTCGGGATTGTAAAGCTTATCAAGTTCGAGTGCATTAGCCACTACATCTCTGCCCGGTCCAGCCATTACTGCCGCATCCGTAGTCGCTTGGTTAGTCTGATTCTGTCTAGCTATGTCAGACCCGATGGCATTAAGTTGTGGGCCATACTTAGCATAAAGCTGTGTTAATAGTTCATTAAGCTGCGGTGCAGTTTGCTGTTGTGCTAGCAGCGTTTGCTGCGCTGTTGGCACTATACCACCTATCGCAGCCTGCTGAAAGAATGGATATGTGTTGACAAAACCTTGCGTAAGATCAGACATACGCATTGAAGTTTTGTCTGGCTTAATGTTAGCTCCGGGCACAGTTGCCACTGGCACAGGATTATACAAGTTGGGATTCTTGTAGTAATACTGTCCGTCCACGATAGAGCCTTTGTCGATTGCCGCTCCGGGATTGTAGTAATCTAGTAAAGATGCAGTGGGCATAAATTCCTTATTGTGCGTCTGTGATATAACCGGCAGTGCGCATTTGAGTGCGCATAGTTTCGAAAGCATTGTTAAGTGCGTCAACTCGTGCTAGCAGAGAGGCTAACTGCGCTGTCGTAACTAGCTGATACGGCGTAGCATCTATCACAATGTCGCATGGCGCTAGACCCGTATCGAACTCAACAGCAGTATAGATTGTCGTAGTGGCCGCTTCAAACTCAGCTGTTCCAGTTACGTTGGCCCAATAGTTATTCCATGCTGCGGCGTTGGCGAAAGCAACTTCGTTGTCGCTTAGCGTTGCAATATCGAGTGAAATGTTAGCTGTCAGCATAAGCTTTGGTAGATTGTTTGAGTGAAACGTCCGTAGACTTCTCTGTTGTTGTTAGTTTGTAACCTTGCAGACGAGCGTTAGTGTTCCACATGATTACATAAGACAGCTTCTTACCTACATTGCCATCTTTCAGTGTGTAGGTAAGTCCATCTGTTAAGTTCTTATCAGAGAATATCATCGGAAAGCGCAAAGGCCAAACTAAACCAGCACGGCTTTCGTCTAAGTCTTGCTCTAGTCGCTGTCCTAGCATATCATCCACGAACTCAATGACTGTTGCACTGCCAGCTTCCGTTCCGCTACGCAGGTTTAGTATAAGCAAGTTAGTTTTGTGCTCATTACGACTGTCATCACACTGAAAAGCCCGTGTAAATAGCTCGGCCATCTCACTGTCATCGGACGAATAGAGTTGATATACTTCGTGCGCTCGCGTAATAGCATAAAGCTTGGTCGTTGTGTCTGTGGTGGTTTGTGCGAATTGACGAATGCGGTCAACCTCAGTTATATCCAGACTAACCCACCGTTCACGCAGCGTATCATACACTGCTATCGCATTGCCCCACACCGTTTTAATGTAGAACAGACCGTAATCGTTGAATACTGTGCAAGCTGGCTCAGTTTGCTTGATATTGTTGAGCAAAGACGAGAGCATCAACGAGAATATGCTGTTGCGCCCTGAGAATTTCAGCTGTTGCACCGCATTGAAAGACTTAACGTTCTCGGCGTCGATGAAAGCGTAATCGCCTAGCAATTCACAGAACGATTCGTTATTAACCACACCAGCGCGGATGCTAGCAGACTGACGAACTCGGGGTTCACCGAAGATAGTGTTAGTATAGTCCAGAGTTAGCACACGCGTTATGTGCTTAGTCGCATAAACGAAACTGTCTGGTATGTTAATTGTGCGAACGCACGTGATTTCCTCAGAATCAAACGAAAACGCAGTGCTAGTTGCGCCACCCTTAAGTTCGCTAGGTAGTTTGTTACCGTCTACGTCAACATTCACCATGAAATTGACTGGCATACCGCTAACACTCTGCATAACACTGCGACCATCACGCGCGACTATGTAAGTTTTCTGGTTGAGCGTGAACATTTGACGGCCAATCGGCACATACTCAGGATTAGTCATGCTCCACTGTGCATAATTCTGCGTTACACGTGCTGTAAAAGCCTGCGACGCGCTATCGTAGAAGATAATCCAAGGCTGATTGATGTTATCTTGCACTAGAATACCGGCTGGCGTTCCGTTAAAGCTGAAATCTACCGAATTAACCAGCGCATCGCTAACGTTACGCGTTGTGTTTAGCTTACGTGTGAAGTTAAACGTGGAAGCTGGCACATCAATAGTCCAATACTGCGGTGCTGTGGCATCCATTGCGAAGCCGGGTATCTTAGACCATGTGGTTGTGCCGTCAATATTGAAGTATGCGCTACCCGCTACGAACACAACCAACACATTACCTACACCAATTAACCCCTGCTTGATGCCCGCCGGTGCATTTAGCAGAGCACTGCGTTTAGTTGGCTCAATGTAACCCAAACGCTGACGGCCATTGACAAGAGCTTTGTATTGATCTTCCGGAATTTGCGTATCATTGACAAGCAAATTCATCCCACCGCTAAAGTCTCGTTGCTCTTTGATCATTTACGTGTTAGGATTATCAACGTGAGTAATTGCTCCCGGATACCACTTGCGTCGGCGGAACAAACCAAAGAATTTATTACGACCGAAGTTCAAATGCTTCTCAAGCTGTAGCTCATTGCTGTCTTTTACGCTAGTCAGCATAGCCATAGCTTCTAGCAGAAAGCGTGTTGCGTCATCTTGACGACCTTCTTGTGGCAGATAATGCAAGTGCATACACATAGCATACCATGCATCATTATATGTATCACCGGCTGGGAACAAGTCACTGTCATTAACGAATTTCGGCAAAGGTTCTTTGTAAAGAACATCCACTAGCGTGCCACCATCTGTTGTATCCTGCGACCAGAATACCTGACTAACATCAATCATCTTGTAACGAGTGCGTGGCTGATTGTTGTATAGCACAGCAATCTCGTTGTTATCCATATCAAACACAGTTATGTCACCTTCGCGAGTCGACTGTGACATAATATTGTAGATAGTTGGACCGAATGAAGCTGCCGTGGTCACACTAATTTCATCCATCGTGACGCTTTCTTCAAACCGCTTAGCATTTGCCGTTTCACCAGATATTAACACGATACTATCGTCCGCTTCATCAATGGTTAGTGTCAGTGGACCTACAGCGGACACATACGTGTGAACCGGGCTTTCGCCAACTTCACGCCAATTCTTGTATCTGTATTGCCACGTTATACTAGAGTAACGCGGCTGACCCATAGCATGTAAGTTAAATGGAATATCTGACGTGTGCTGACGAACTCCGCGCAATGGACCAACAAAAGCGGGCAAAGACACTAGCTTATTGGGCGCTACAACAAGCGTAACTTCACGGAATACGCTGTTACACTCTAACCTGTTATAGACTTCTTTAGCCGCGTTGTTAATTAGCTTGAGCAAAGAGGCACGCTGTTGCGTCGGATTGTAACCCGCATCCGCCGCAACTCGTTGTAGCACATCAATTAGCATAGTATTTAATCGAGTTTGATTAACTCTAGCAAAGCGTAAACTTCCTTACCTCCGCCGTCAGGGTGAACATTACAAGCTTTGCCTAAATCTGTTGTAGTATTGTTAGACCCGAAGTAATCATCGAGGCGAATCGCGGTAGCTGCACTCAGTGTGATTAGACCGCTAAGTGTTGACATATCGTTAATGTCATTATTATTTGTGCAAGCGGATGACCCGGTTAACAACGTGGTATTATCACTGTCTTTTACTAACAAAAGTTGATGCGCTGTGATATTGAAGCCAACTGACCAAGCATGAACTTGGTATGTGCCAGCAGCTAGCGTAACTACTCCCGCCGCTAGGCTAGCCAAATTGCCTGCGTCACTATCTTCTGTGTTGAGCGCGCGCGTATTCTTGCCTGTTGCCGCTGCGCCACCATTAGTTCCTTTGTTCTGCGTTTCAGTGATCTTTACGTAACGAACATTACGATTAGCTGTTGCCGCAGTGTTCGCAGCAGTTGCGGTAGATTGCGCAGCTGTAGCAGCTGCTTGTGCCGCAGCAGCCGCAGCCGCAGCAGCAACAGCATCGGCAGAAGCATCAGCTGCGTCGGACAAGGCTGTAGTGGCATTAGCAGAAGCAGTCGTAGCTGTAGCATTCGCTGTGGTAGCAGTAGTTGATGCAGTATTAGCCAGCGTATTAGCCGCGTTAGCGGTAGCATTTGCCGTGGCTACGTCAGCTTGCACTGTCGTAACATCCGACTGTAACGCAGATATGTCAGCTTCAATGTCGGTCAAGTCATTCGCCGTGTCAATCCATTTGAGATATGTAGTGTCCGACGTAGCAGCATCATTCCAAGCATAGATGATTGGCTTTTTGTCTGTTGCAGATGAGTGTGGAATACGAAGCCAGACAAAACGTTTCCAGTCAGCGTAAGACGCACTGACTGTTGGGTCAGGCACAACAGGAACGTCAAGTGCGCTATCTGCTGTCCACAACACAATACCTTTACCTTCTGCCGCTGTATCAGATTTCAAAGTTGCGCTATCAATAAGCTGGTTGTGGTCAGCCGCTGTAGCTTCAACTAGACCAGTAAAATCTAGTCCTTTAACAAAATTTTGTAGTGATAGTGCCATAGATTCTAGTCATTATCTAACCAAGCAGATTCCGTGCCATACGTTGTTGGTAATGTTTCTGGGATACTTTGAAATAGCTCAGTTTGCTCTAACGCGGTGTAATCAATAACTGACTCAGTATCATCTGGTGTCTCAGGAACAGTCAGATACGAGCCTGTAATATACGTATCATAAGCTACTCCAAATGGTGCAACTGCAGTGACTCTACTGTTCCATACTTCAATAACAAAATTTGATGGAATAATCTCGCCAGCATAGAGTGGAAGATTGAGTGGGCGATAATACGCAAGCTCATACTGTTGCAGCACATAACGAGTTACAGTCGAACCATTACGCCATCGTAGTGCGATTTGCCCAATATTACCACGCCGTAGCAAATTACGCAAAGCTTTATAGTTTACAATGACAAAATTACCTTGTGCGGTAAAGTTATACTGCCAAGCTAATCTGTTACGTGGTGTTGTGAACACACCAGCTTGCTGTGCTGTCAGTAGAAACTTTGTTTGCAGTCGTTTAATAGCACGCGCAGGAACAAGCGTAGTATACTTCTCACTCCGCGACATGTCCTTTGTCGACGGAGTAATCGTCAAGTATTTAGTCGCTGATGAAAAGTCTGCCATAGATATCTTATGGAATAAGTCTAACAATAGTAGTTACACCACCAATTTTATAGCTTACGTGTGGAATACCATTACTGGAAAAATACCAATTATCTCCTTCGTTAAGCGTAGGTGGCTTAAGCACAGAGTTACTCGTAACAAGAAAACCATTAGTGCTTGTAGTTAGACTACCAATATTTAGGTTTGTTGTAATCGTTACTTGACCCGGAGTGAAACTAGCACATAAGTTTGTGCTGCTAGTCTGCGTCGAGTCACTTCTAGCATAGATATTTACACGATTAAATGGTGCGAGCACACTTGTTCCACCCCCGATATTTAGCGTTGACGTTGTTGAGCCATCAACTGCCCAATTAAGTATACTTAAGCGTGGATTGCTGTGATATTTTGTAACAGAACTTATCCATCCATATTTGCTAGCAGTGTCAGTTCTGGACGCAGCACCAAAATCGCCTCCTAATATAATAGAGTCAGATGACCCACCTGTTACTTCAATTCCACCATCAGTAGAACCAAATCTTGTGCCCACACCTGCCTGCAATCTATTCGTTCCCCACACTAGCGGTCCAGACAAACCACTATAGAAGTAACTGCCATCAATGCTAAACTTGGCAATCTGCGGACCAGTCGAGCTAAAGCCGGGAGTTGGATAAGTATTCCAAGTGGGCTCGTTTGCCCAAATCCACAGTTCGCTCAAATTCGTGCTGGTCGAGATTCTTCTGCCTTGAAACGTAATGCTGCCAATATTTCCATTCGTGTTACCTCGCAGGTTGAACAAATGACTCCAACCCATCCGATTGGCATACTGGACATGAACCTCTTGATTGTAATTGTCGGTTGACGCGCCGAGTTGAATGCCTGAGTTGTAACCCGGAACAATGGCCATGTCCCAAAGTCCAATCATGCGCGCTTCGCTCTTGCCGGCTGCCGCGTGATCGTGCTGCACATCAATGCTGAAATGGTCCACGCCGTTCGTGACACTGTAAAAGTGAAGTCCCGGAGTCAGACTACCAACAATGCGATCCGATGACCATGCCGGGAAGCGAAGCGTTCCATTTGTTAGATTCATCCACCGATACGGGTCTTGCGGCGTGCTATCAGAAACTAGCACACGAGAGACTAAATTAGTTGTGCCTAGTAATCCAACTACCTGATTCGTTGTCAATCCATTTGTTGGTCCACCAATAGCATTTACAATGTTAGTAACGTCAGAAGCCGAAATACCGCTGCCACTACTAGATATGCCAATAATCGCTTGTGCTCCACTAACACGTCCAGTAACTGTTGTATTGGCACCAGCGACAAAGTTAAGACTTGTTATGTTGCTGCCAAGCACAACTGTGTTTGTATAAATGGACGAAACACCGTTACTCCCCGCTCCATACTGCTGAATCATGTTATAGACAGTATTGGACGACACAAGACTATTGGTTGCAGCGTCGCCGCTTCCGCAGATAGCTAAACTGAGTAGACCACTAAAGATTAGTTTTTTCATTGTTCTTTCTGTTTGTAATCATCCCACGTCTTACCACGTGAGGCTTTCAGCGCGGCGATAGCGTCGTCAACCGTCGCGGCCTTGTTAATGTTGTCCCAAACGATAGTTGCAGCGTCGAAGCCGAGCTTGATAATCAAGTTAATGAATGCTAGTTTATCTGGAGTCACAGTTTGCTCGCTTTCTCAAGTTGTTTGTATTGAACCGACGCATTGGTGTAACTAGCTAGAATGTCAATCAGGCTAGTAACTGTTGTCTTTACGCTAGCGAGTATAAGCTTCGGGTCTCCTTGTCCGGTCGCTTTGTAAACCTCCAAAGCCCGTTGCGCTGCTTCAGCCGCCGCAAGATAAGCCTTGTCAGCCTCAGCAATCTTCTTGTCCACATCAGCACTGATCTTGCCAAGTCTATACTGTTTGCCAAGTTCATTCATCGTGTTGTTACGAACCTCCGTAATCGTCACGATACTATTGAATACTGTAGTGCAGCCAACAAGCAGCACGCACACAGCCAGTGTTAGGGTTGTTTTCATGTTATCCGTTCTCTTTTTGTTTGACCAAGAAATCTGTCTGTCCTGTGTTTCCAATAGGGGGTTTACCGTCTTTAACACTATTGGCCGTTTTGTCAAAGAAAGCTAACATTTGATTACCCCACAAAACAAATATACCAACCACAATGTTAAATCGGTCCCAGTAAGGTAAGTTACCAAACGCCATACCTGCTGTAGCTACTTGCCACGCTGCTCCAAGCGTAACCATAGAGAACAGCATAAACTTTGCTATGGATAACTTCCACAACATTGCATTAGCCCACGCTTTAGTTCCTAGTTCTTTCATACCGTAGTGCTGTCTTCGTCTTGTTGATTGCGCTGAAGCTTACGCCGCCGGCGATACTCTTTCATGAACTTAACCGGCGAACGAAAAGCATCCCAGTTTTTCAACACGAACACAAAGCAGCGAAAGCTCACGAATAGAAACGCCGCCAATCCGATCATCGCCTTAAACAATAAATCGAGATTTGTCATCTGAGTGACAAAGCCGGCAGCGGCAATCAACATCGTAGCTAGTATATCTCTTGGTTGTGAGTTCATCGTGATATTTTTATCTGATTATCTAAACGAGGTAACGGATTAGTCCAAGCGTCCTGTGAGAAATAACTTTTGCCCCAAAACGTATCGTCGGCCGTCGCGGTCCAGAATTGTGCTCCATACCACACTGGCACGCGAACATTAAAATGCAAATTGCTCGCGGTCGCCACTGAGTTGCTTAGACTGCTAAAGTTGGTAACTGCTATCCAGTTTGTGTGCGGGATGCTCAGACTTGGCGATGTGTAAATCGTGAAGCTCAGATTGCTGTGCGTCTCGGTGGCGGGGTAGGTCCATTGCAGCACGCAGGAATTCGCGGGCGGGCCAGCGAAGAGTGCCAACGCATTCGTCTGCGCGACGGCCGGCAGCGCGAGCGCAATCAGGATGGAGAAATAGCGCATCACGGCGCGAGTCCTCCGGTGAAATAGTTCGTCCTCATTTGAAACCCAAGTTGTGATGCGAGGCCGGGAATTATCGCCGTGCCGGTCCAGTAATTTGTGCCCGGACCCGCGGCGCCGTGGGTGGTATCAATTATTCCCCAAAAAGTCGCATTGGTTCCGGATGGCAGCGAGGATATGCCATAATATACAGGCGTTCCGCGCTCAGTCGGCACAGGCCAGTCGTCTGTCGTAAAGAACCATGTGTGAGCGAGGCCGTGTTCGCCATCCCAGCAGTGGACTACTCGATACCAAAAGCCATCGCGGAAGATAGCTCGCCCACCATCAAGCGATACGTTGTTGCTGACAGTGTGGCTTGAGATTTTGTAAACGTAATCCTCACGGATTTGTGCAACTGAATCATTGGCCGTGGCCCCAACGTTCAAAATGTCGTGCGGCACGGTATTCCCTGTGTAGTAACGCGAAGATCGGAAGTGCGTCACCATTGTCACGTTTGACATTTTTGGCATGGTGCAATTCCAGCCAGACCCGACACCGACCGCGCAATTAAATGCCAGAGCATTGGTCTGCGTTGAGTAAGTCGTTCCGTTCACACTGATGGGGTTTGGCAGTGTGAGCGTGCCAATTGGAACAACCGTCCAGCGGTTTGTCTCCGTGTCGGCAGCATTAAACTGCCACGGTCCCATGTTTGCCGCCGCAAATCCGCTCGTGATGTTGCTCAACGTCTGAATAGACATCACCGCACCCGAAGCTAGTCCATCCAGATTGATGAAGTTCGTTGCCACCCATGTTCCGTTCGTAAGCAACGGCTGAGGAATCAAAAATTTTCCTTCCTCGTAAAGAGCTACAATTTCCGATTGCGTAAGCACATTGGTAAACACTTTGTATTGGTCGAGAGTTCCCGGCCACGCTCCTTCCCCGTTGTAGCCTCCCAACGTCAAATTGTTCGCGGCGTCATCCACTATTCCGCCAACGCCGTCCGTGGCGCTGGTAGATCGGCACAGCATTCCATTCACATACCACAGACAGGAGTTGCTTGTGACTCCTCCGCTCCACGTCACAGCAAGGTGAACCCATTGATTTGTGGGGATGAGTTGGTTAATCAATTCACTGTAATCGGTGGTGTTGCAGTCCACCAAAAACGTGCTGCGGAGAGGATAGCCATTAGATAGCAAGAGTTGTTTGCGGCCAGCCGCAGCACCTTTGGCAAAAAGGTAAGCTGTCCCAGAAAAGGTTTGGCTTCGGACCCACATGCTGATGGTCAGTCCGTTGGTCATGTTATCGAGCGTCGCGGGTGAACCACATTCAACGCGATCATTTGACAGCGGAAATTGCATTGCCTGTCCGCGAGCGCCAGGCACGCCGGAGTTGGTTAGTGTGGCACTGACTAGACCGCCGTTGATTCCAAGGCCGCTCTTGTCGAGATTAGTTGCTGCCGAGCCAGTCCATTGAATCACGTCGAAATCAAGGTCAAGAACCAGTCCGCGCCGAACTGAGTTTGTTACGCTCCCAGCAACCAACGTTGTGCCGGTGTTGGTAAGCACCGTTGTCGCGGCGTCAGCCGAGAGGCAAAACAAGGCGATTAGGATGGAGAAAAGAAGTCTCATTGCAGGTTCACAACGATGTTTGTTGCGCTCGGGCTGATGCCGTAAAGCACGTAGTTGCTCCCGCGCATCAAAATCTTGCCTGGAATTGGCACCCACTCTGCCGGCGTGTAATTGGTTGCAAATGAAATCGGGTAATCAACCTGAAACACAATCTGCGTTGCCTGTTGCACATCGTTTGGTTTCCAGCGAGGCCCAGCTACGGTATTGCCACCGACCTTGATTGCGTCGTAAATCTCTGTGCCCGCCGCCGCGCCAGCAAAACTGGCATGGTCGAAGATCGTCGCGCTGCCACCAAGCGTGGATTGCAGCGAGCCGGCAATGAGAGTGCCTGTGAAAGCAACGTTGCCACTAAATGTAAGATTAGCTGTATTAGTCCACCAATTAGCTGCCAAAGTATTTGATCCAAATCCGTAAAGACTGGGAATACGAGCTAGCGGAATTGTTCCAAGGCTAAGCTGACTTGCATTTAACGCTGTAAGAAAACTTCCAACACCGGTAAATGATGCTGCGGTTATACTTGCATTATTAAAATTGTATGTACCAAGGTTATCGTCTAACGAAAGACTATAACCATTTACACTTGTCAAGAGTGTTAATGTTTGTGCGCTACTTACACGATTAACCATGTTAGTGACAAGCGCGCCATCTTTAATGTTAGTCACACTTCCGCTGACACTAAACTGATTAGCATTTCCAGTAAAACCGCCACCGCCTCCGCCACCGCCACCACCGTAGTTAGTAATCATACTGTAAATTGCATTCGACGACAAACTAACAGGAATGATAGAAGTCGTCACGACAGGATAAATTTGACCGGGTCGCGCAAAGGTTGATGCAGCAACAAGCCAGATAAGTAAAGTAAAAAGATTTTTCATTGCAATAAAAGAGTGGGCGGCCATATTGCAGACCGCCCACTCACTACGATTACGGAGTTCTGTAGGTGAAGATCACCGACACATTTGTGCTAGCAGCCAATACAACACCACGATTGAAGATCAAATCAGTGGAGTAGTTAGCATACGTATTAGCACCGACAGCGAACGATGCAGCTTTCGCCATAACGTTCGTAGCCGCAGCGTTAGTCAATGTCAGTGTCCAAACGCCCGCATTGGTATACCAGTTCGTGAAGCCAGTCTGATTCACATACGATGTCACATAGTTAGTGGCATACGTAGTGCGATACGGATAGGCCGCAGTCACATAGTTAGTACCATAGTACGGGTCAGCCATGGTGTTCTGATCATAGAGATGAACAGTACATGCTTTGTCCGACGTGAGTTCGATGTTATACACATTCGCAGCATTAGTCACAAGCAGATAAACACCAGTCGTGACAATGTTAGTGGAGAACGTTGTTGCACCGAACACGGAGCTAGTCAGTAGAAGGAGACTAGCAATAGCAAGGAGTTTTTTCATAGTCAATGTTTCCTTTCAGTTTATTGACCGCGTTTGCGCTTGAACAGAATCGGAATGATATTACGCTTCTGTTTGCCAAGCATACCGTAAGTTACTTGGCTGATGAACTTCAGGTTTTCCCCGTATTGGTTAGTGTCCCAAGTGAGATTGCCTGCGTCATCATAGCACGGAACCAAGAAGTTCTTGGTGATTTCAATTTCACCATTCCAGAACATCTTACCGAAACCTTTCGGCATACCATTGGAAGCAAACGCAGCAGGCGGTGGGCCTACATTGATTACTTCGTAACCTTCCGCGCCAACAAGGAATGCCCATTCGTAAGGACTACCTGTGTTAGCATCGAGTGACACATAGGCAGGATTCGGAATGGATTCGCCAGCGTTATATGCGTCAGGATTAAGCTCACGCTTTTCAGGAGCAGTGAACGTTCCGTCCGCCATCATACGCATTGGCATGTCTTCGATGATAGTCGTGACGCGACCAAAGAGTGAACCTTTGAATCGTTCATTAACTACATCGAGCGCACAGTTCTTGTTGTTGAGCAACCACGGGTCGAATGTAAACTGGTTGAATGCTTCGGACGAACAGACAAGCACAAACTTCTCTGCCATTCCAATATCATTCTTAGGCAAACCATTACCACTGAACGCCGGAACACGAATGTCATTCTCAGCTACAGTGAGCAACTTATTGATTTGCTCGAATGAGAGATAACCAGCTTGACCCAACTGAGCAACCATAGCTTGGCACCAAGCCGTAGTCTTTCCGTTAGTGCCAGCCGCATTACCAGTGCCCATCGGCGCAGCTACTAACTCGCTAGCAGCACCAGCAGCAACACGATTGCAAATCCACACGTTAGGTGAATTGTGGAAGATACGGCCACGATAGAAGATATCTTCAAATCGCTCTTCCTTTTCCATAATGTCTTTCCCGTGTGCATCGACATGATCTGTCAAGAAGTCACGGAAAGATGGAACGAAGTTAAGGACTGGTGATTCAAAACGATGACGATAAACTTGCTCGTCAACTTTGCGCTCACGCACATCCATCACGTCTTTCTTAGGTGCGGTAGAAACTTCATTGGGAAACGCAAACTGACGAAGGTGAGGTGATGGCTCTTTCGTAACAGAACGCATGGTAGCACCCATATTGGGCGACCACGGACGTTTACCAAGAAACTTCTGCCATGTAGTCCAATGTTTACGACGCTCCACTTGCATCTTAGCCAGATAGAAGTCAAGCCTGTTATACAGGTTAACATCATTTTCAGTCCAGCCTGAGCAAATGTTAGCGTCAACCGCAGGGATTGTAGCTAAAGGCATAAAAATTACTTTCTAGTAATTGTTAAGTTTCACAAGTTAGAAATGTAACTTGCAACATTTGTCCCGGCACTAGGACTTAGTAGATGCCATTGAAGACCGAGCGAGGTAGCACATCCTCCTTAGATGCTATGAGACTATACCAAGCAGATTGCGTGCCAAATGTTTGATGTGCATTGGTTAATGTATAGTCAGGCTAAAGTCCTAAACGGCCTACGATGCACTGTTTCATAACACCTAGTAAGATATTTATGCAACACATCAAATGTTGTAAGGCCAAACAATGCTAGCATTTGATCAATAGACAAAGGCTGGTCATCTTCTCTGTAGTAAACAGCACTTTCTTGTTCAGAAATAAGTTTGCCATCTATTGAGTAAAGTAATAAAACAGTTGTATATCTATTCATAAGACAAAGCCGTTAGTGCTTAGTTAGAACACTAACGGCTGAACCGAACTGAACCTAACCTATACCGCCACTGCTGGTTGTTTCATTTCTTGTAACCACAACCAAACTTTAGTAGTGGCTTTCACGTCGCCCATAGCATCATGCGCTTTCTCGTGTTTAGTCTTGAAGCAATACTCGTGTGCTTCTTCTAGTTTAGGCCACTTGAATTCTGTTCCTTTGAATCTCGCCGGAAGCTTACAGATCGGTGTCATTGCTTCCATCGTGCAGAAGTGCTTAGGCGTATTCCAAGCTAACTCAGGTCTGCCTGCCAATGCCCGAGCATTATTCAGTATCTTGGAGTCAAATGCCAAGTTATGCGCGACTACGAGATCAGCAACCTGATACAGTTGATCGAACACATCTAGCACTACGTCCAACTTCATACCGCGTTCTACACAGTCAGCATACTCAATGTGGTGTTGTGCGAAAGCCCCGGCGTTAACAAGATAAGTTACTTCCGGCTCAACGAGAGTAACAAAGTCAGTAAACACATGACCTTTCTCGTTGATTAGCGAACAGGCTAACTGCATCATGTGACCTTGATCGGGATGATCAGCAGCCAGTGTCTTACTGTAAAACCCCGATGTTTCAGTATCGAAGATTAGGATGTTCATAACCCATTCTTGAGCTTGTTGAAGTCATCCATTGTTACTTCGGCTTCGTTATTGCCAGCCGCGCCGCCATCACCATGCACTTCTTCTAGCGAAGGAGCACGCGTAGTTTTAGCAGCCTTAGCTTGTGGCGTAGTGCTTGTGGCGGTCTTAGCTTGGCTAGCTTGTATGATCTGCACAAACTTGTTGTTAAGCACAAGTGATTTGGCTAGCGCGTTAACGAGTGGATTATTGCGATAGGCCGGTGGGAACTTGCTAATTAAGTCTTTAGCTTGCTCCATTGACTCTTTGCCTTCCGGCTTCTCGAAGATAGGAAATACTCCTTTCTCCCAGTTAGTTAACCACCCCGAAGCTTCTTTAGCTTTCGCCTTGAAACTAGTAGCAACACTATCGAGTGCAGCCTTACGCTGACCAACTTGTTCGGTGGTATAGGCTAAGTTATTCTGTAGCTGACGCTCAGTGTTAGCATCAACAGGTATTGGCATAGTCTGCCTGATATTACCTTGTGCATCTTTCACCAAACCAATGTATGTCTTCTCACCCGATGCGATTGCGCTTAGCTGATTAGCCCAATGGTTACGCACTGATTCGGCAAGATTCACCGCATCAGCAGCTTGAGTAAACTCAGGAGTGAGCACGAATGCGTTCTCGTTCTCATAGTAGCTTTCCGGCACAGGCAATAGTCCAGTCTTTAGCTGAGTAATGAGTGCTTCTTTCTCGGCCAGTGCTTTAGCATCCGCCTCCGCCTTAGCACTTAGCTCTTTGTGAGCTTTGTAGATAGGCTTAAACTTGTTGAACGCATCATTAGACATACGCTCAAACAATGGCTTATCTTCCTCAGCCACGTCACTCAAATCACGCGGAGTGGTTGGTATTTTCTGTGACGTAGCCACTTTAGCTGGCGCTTTGCTTTTCGCATCGGCAGCGGCGGGAGTAAGCTTTTCTTCAACTTCTACACTATCATCCGGCTTCTTCACTTCTGCCGGTTTAGCTTTCTCGCTAGAGTGCTTAGCTAGCTCGAATGCGTCCAGTGAGAACTCAGGTTCGTCAGTGCTAGCTGCTGGCGTAGTATCCGCTGGTTCACTAGGAGTCTGTGCTGGTTCACTAGCTCTTGGCTGAACGGCGCTCGCTTCCGTCGTGGAAGGAGTAATAACACCATCAGGACTAATCTCTGCTGTGCTTGGCGGTTTAGCGGCCATATAGTTCTATCTGTTTACGGAGTGTGTCAGCGCGAACGAGTAACGTGACAATTTCATGTGCGTTTGGTTGTTGATGATAACACACAGCTAGCTGTCTAGCTCGTGCTTCCAATTCCTCGATCTGAACTGAAATCTTCTCGAATAGCTGCTTAGTAACAGAAGACGCAAGCCAATCGTATTTAGCCTGTGCTGTGGCTGCATCATTAGCTGGAGAGGTAACCTTGGAATCTTTCTGTTCCGGCTCTCCCTTGACATTACGAGCTATAATTGTTTGATATAGACTGGACTTCATTGTGGTTGTTGCATTGTTTGACCGACACCCATTGCTTGCTTAACGAGATTCCCAACATCAGCTTGCTGTTCGGGCGGAAGACTAGTCATCATTTCGGGATGCTGTTGCATAGCGCCAGCCATAATAGTTCCGAGACGAGCTACCATACCTTTGAGTTGAGTTAGTTGATCGTTTTGTGCTAACACGCTAGCGTAAGCTTCGCCAGTGTCGGGATACTTTAGCTTGATTAAGTCAGCTAAGAAGCGATCACGCAACGCGGTATTCTGAATAACGGGCCAGTCTTGCATCATTTGATTGATCTTCTCTTGACGCGCTATCACATCAACATCACCCGCCGCACGCACTTCATACTTCTGTGCGATCACTTCGACATTGTTCTTCCACACGTTATCCATGATAGGTTGACCGGTTTGCGGGTCTAGCATCGGTGTATTACCGGCGGAAGGATTTAGCTTAGGCGTGGGCACGCTGACTTGCAAAAAGCTAATCTTGTTCTGTAAGGCTTGCGACTGGACGATGAGCCAAGCGAATGAATAAACTTCGCGGATAAACGTGGAGAACATGGTTAGCTGAACACTGTTGAGCAAAGCTTGTTGCTGATTGGCGGTGTCAATCTCTTTAGCCGTTTTGCGACTATCTTCTCTGTTCATCACAGCGAAGTTAGGCTGATTAGTTTCTTGGCTATTAGATACGTCGAACTGTTGTAGCGCACCGAGAACCATCGGGTCTGGATAAGGCGGACTCCAAAAGCGCATTGGATTACTTAGCACACGTCCACCGGCTAACTTAATATTCTCTAGTTCTTTTAGCGCAGCGCCTGTGCCATCTTCTTTTTCCGGCGAAGCATAAACATTAGAAGCCCGAGTGATACCATTGATGAACGCCGAAAGAATAGCAGTCTGTGCTTCCTGTTTCATCTCGTCGAGAAATACTCTGCCACGATGATCTATAATGCGTGGCTTCTCGGTTTGTCTGTAAGGTAGTATGAAGATAGGATACAGTTTGATAGGAGACGGAACCCACACTGGCTGCATCACAGTAGTTGGCACTGGCATACCTGTTAGCGGATCGGCCTGCATAACAGTTTGCGGTTGCATCTGTTGTTCCGCTATATCAAGATCGAGCGCGCTAGGCGCCAACAACCAATCATCTACGCCAGCTTCCAGAGAGAACCAAGCAACGAAGACTTGGCCTTCACGCTTGTAATAACATTTATAAATTGTTAGCGTCTCGACTTCACGCTTAGTCTCTTTGCGACTATCTTTCAGCCGAGCCACTTGATCAGCGCTAAAGCCATATTTGGTTACGAACTTATCGAGCTGGCTAAGTGTAACTTCGTAGCTCCGAATAATACGAGGAGCAAACTGCAAGTTAATGTTAGACCGTGGGAAGAATAGATTGTCGTGGCCGATGTGCTCAATAGCTACATTGAGTGGTTTGGATTCATCTAGCACCACTTCCACTGCATCCCATCCGTGTGTCTGTGCACCGTCAAGGCATTTGTAATGATCTTTCTCCCAGCTAGTGTATGTCATCCCACGCGTGAACGCTTCTTCTAGCTTCTGCGTATCTTGATCTGGATTGGATAGGCAGTTGAAGATGCACAATCGCCGAGAGTTCTTTAGATAATTGATGTAAGCAGGTTGCTCACGCTGGATGTTAGTGTCAATGACACGCACCGGCACTAACGTCTCGTCTTCATCCAAATCACCACGCTGACGCAAATCTTCTACGTTAACATCAATGTCGCGGGTTTCGCGGCGTATCTTAGTTTCTTCAATCTCGTCAGTCCAGTCGTGCACTAGTCGCTGTAGATGCGTGCGCGCATCATTCCATTGCGACATTTTGTCTTCGGATTGATCGCCCTGCAAATTAACACTGTCAGGCACGATAGAGTTGATAGCATCAGTTACGGTATTCATATTCTTTTGGCTGACCACGTATAGTTGACTGTAAAGAGTTGTAGCAGCGAGACGCTGTCTTATTTACTGTTTGACTCGCATTCTTGTAGGTTACATTGTCGGTGTAATAATTATACACTTCATCGGGAGTGCTAAGCTTAATACGGGGACGAGGGTCTTTGTCAGGCTGAATGGCATTGAAGAAGTCTTCCAGCGTCAATCCGGTTAAGCTCAATATAAATGCGTCGGCTCTGTCAGGACTGTGCTGACCTTCCGCTTTAGCTTCTTTCTTAGACTGTAAGAATGTTTTGCCAGCACTAATGCCTTTATACTTACGCGAAGCTAGCTGATCAATAGTTTTCTGAGTTAGACCTGTTGGGTTGAATAGCTTTTCCTCGAAGAAGCGCTTCGCTTTATCCCACAACTCAGCACCCCTATTGCCGAATTGAGTAGATTTGACTGCACGAGATTGATTGACTATGCGACGAATTTGCCAACCCATGCGACACAGCATATCAATAATGCTATGACCTACGCCACCATCATCACCATAGATATGTTCATGGCTAAAAGCTAGACTAAGACCAAGCAAAAACGAATTGATACGGTCCGCTGCGATAGTGGTGTCTTTCTCGCGGAAGAATAACTCTTTAACTACTTTATTACCACGCGTGACACACACTGTAGTTTCATCGCTACCCGCAGCTAAGTCAATACCGATACGCAATGGCCAACTACCACCAATATCTTCTGGCGGATTGGCCAAAAGACTTGTAATAGTATGACGCGGTATAACGTATTGGCCATCGACTGCTGTGAACAAAGCTAACCATTTAGACCTGTAGTAAGCCGAGTGCTCACCATCATTAGCTAAATCTTCCAGACGCTCATCATCCGACATGTGAGTGCATTCAGTATAGTCAACACGGCGTTTGTGTTTCCAGTTGTTGAATGATAGATAGAAATAACCTCGATCTTCGCCGGGTGTGCTAACGTTTAGCCAGTGCGTATAACCAGTGCAGCGGCGGAGGGCTTTGAAGATTTCTTCGGCGACAGACTTAGCTTCGTTCACTATGATAGCCATTGCACCATTGGGGACGAGCGGGTGATAGCCTTCCGCTTTGCCTGCTTCGTCGGTCGCAAACAGACGCACTTCACTGCCGGTTAGCAGGCATTTAATGTAACGCTGTCGAATGCGGAATATGTTAGCACCGAAGTAAGCATTGACGGCTTCGGCGATGCTCTTGATGTAGTTTTCAGTTTGTGAGCTTAGCTGTTGACCTGAGGAAGATGTAACAATGACTAAGCCTCGCACATTGACTAGCATAAACCAGACAACAAACGGCGCAACGACGAACGCATCTTTGCCGCTTCCATTAGCAGCACACAGTGCGTATTTGTAGGGATGCTTGGATGACGCAGTGCTTAGGGAATCGGCAAGCTCTTGGCTAATGTCAAGTTGCCAATCGTGTAACGTTACTTGCTGCGTAGCTATATCACGCACCACAACGGCTAACATCTGAGCGGGAGTGCTAAAGTCCAGTGTCCTGTAGCCAGTCTCTTTATCCCACGGACCTTCATCATCTTCCGCGTCGCCGGGGTAAATAGAATTAGCAGAGTCTGGAAGGTCAGTAGTGTTCTCGTTTGAATCAACACGTGATGCACTAGAGTAAGGTGGCGCATCCGTCTCCTCCTTGGAAGTCGATACACTTAAACCAAACTCTGCTAAAATTTTATCGTTTAGTTGCTTTATCACGTGTAAAAGCGTAAAAGTTGTAGACCGGGCTAGCCTTCTCAAAGAACTTATCCCAGTTAGCATAGTGCTTAAATCTAGAAGGTTCGATGCGGACGTTAACGGACAGTTTGTTAAACTTGTTAGCCTCCGATGGGACTCTACTATTCCGAGCCATTGGGGTTTTCATACTTTAGCACTCTCTAACTCCACGATGGGCCGGGCACGCTTCTGCGTAATCGCATTAGCTTTCTCTAAATGAACCATAAACGTATTTAGGCTGATGTTCAGATTCTTAATGCCTTTAGCTACATCGAGCCGGCCCTTCTTATCTTGTAGCACAAACTGAGCAGCACGGAATTTAAGGTGTTCGTCTTCGGCGAACTGAGCAGCGTAGGCAATAGTCTGCTTAGCGGCTAAGGCTTCCTCGTCACTAAAGCTTAAGTCAGCTTTCTTGGCTGGATCGCCAATATCTAGCTTATACTTAGGACTGAACTGCATTAGCACAGCCTTAATAGCTAAAGCATCGCCGTGACCCGCCGCAACAATCTCGTCAATACTCATGCCGAGTTCATCGTAACAAGTTACTATTTGTTGACAGGATGCAGTCATTGGGGTTTAGGAGCCGGACCAACATTGACACAAGTAAAGTCGGGAGCACGCATCTCATGCGTAGCTTTATCCCACTGCGGGTTTGGCACTGCTGGCACTGCTGGCTTACTCGTCTCTACTGCTATGCGCGTCATGGGAGACTCATAGTGTATATCTACGCTCTCACTACTCCAACCTTCCCAGTTTATGTTTAGCTGACTCATACTTGTATATCTGAGCATTTTGCGTGCCAGCAGTGCTCTTGTGCTTTCATTGTCCTCTATTCACTTCACTATTGGTTAGGTGTTGGGGTGTTTTGGAGGAAAATTGTGAGAGACAGACTGTGTAGTGTTTCTGTTTTGTTTCTGGGACATCGCCTTATCCACTGTGCTTTTCTGTGTTCTGTCAATACTGAAATGACTGAAGTGTATGTAGAAGATGAAATGCGGCGGGGCAATGTCTAGTAAGTCAATAGAGTTTACCGACTATTGACTAGACTGACTCAATCGGCATTATCGGCTTTGCTTCCCTAAGTGCTTTACCCTAGTGAACGCTACATAGTTCCTAAGTGAACAGGCCTGTGTCAAAATTGCTCAGTTGTGCCACTGGACAGTGTCTATATTACACGAATATAGTGTCACATAGTGTCAATATAGTGTCATATAGTATCTATATTACACTATATTCGTATAATATAAACAAGCAACAGCCCGTTAATCCTCAAATAATCGCAAAACCCTGTCAATCAACGCACTATGTCCAACATCCCTGTGTCACATTGACTCAAACTTAGTGTGGCGAAGTGACACAAGGGGGAAGTAATGGCGCAAGTGTAAAGTCGTAAGGGAAAGGTTACAGTGGGCCAAAGTATGGCTAAGTAGCTGAGTAACAACAAGTTGTGGCGAGTATGTAATCGGCGGTGTTACATATGTGTTAGGTGGAGTTTACAGTTAGGTGTAACGGCGCAGGAGTGTGCCAAGTCGTAAGATGCTTAGTATCAACACGTTAGTTTAGTTGGCACGGGCGTTGCTACTAGGTTGGCAGTTCTTTGACAGTTTGGCAGTTAGGCGAGGTTACACTGTAACCAGCGCAAACTGCAATCAAGTTTTCGAGTGGCGAGGTTACACTTTGCTAGGCTGGCGCAATTAACCTAGGCGAGCATATAACATGCGAACCCGCAAGTCTAGTGATACACACAACATGGAAAAAACCACACTCGAAACACCTAGCGCAAACATTGAAGCCACTGAACAAGCGGCAAAGCCTATCATTCTTGGCAAGTTTGGCGGAGCTTTCAGCAACTTTCAAATTTCATGCTTTTGGGATTTGAAAGCGGCAAAAGTTAGTGCGGAAGTCGCCCACAAGATTGCCTTTGACTATGGTTCTGACATTGGCAATGCGTTCAAGTCAGGCGATGCTGAGCTTACGTCCAAAGTTGCGAAAGCGAAAAAAGACGGTTCAGCCAAAATCAAAATCGCCGGCGGTGGAAGCACGCGGACAAGCCGCACAATGTCAGTATATCGCGCCGTTCAACAAATTGATTCGCTCTACATGGAGGGTTTGCTGGCTTCCCGCGAATTGAATGTTGACACATTGACCAAGCAACTTCGCGAATACATAGCGGAGTGCGAAGATTGGGCGAAAGATAAGACGTTTACGCAAGGTTGAGAACACAAGCGATGCACAGTAGAAGCGCAAGCTCCTGTGCATCGCTCTCTTTGTTTTACTTTGATATTTGACATAATGGGCGCGTAGATGCTTAGAACTCCTAAGCTAAAGACTACCGCTAGCACAGCGAAACACAGAGCTTAAGCTATAGGCCAGAGTTAGCCAGTGCTGACTTGTCTATCGAGCTTAAGTTGCGGTCAACTCCGCATAGCACAAGCTAGAAAGCGTTGCATCCTAACAATAGTTGGATGACTGAAATGCACAAACATGTAGTTGCATTATCTTCTCGGCTAGCTCACTAGGCTATATCAACCACGAGTGTGAAGCGATTAGACAAGCGCAACGCACAAGTCTAAATGACTTGAATGTTAGTTTACATGGTCTTGTCCGAAACTAGCAGAGTGACAAACAACTTAACGGCATAAATCCTGCTAGATGTAAACATGTATCTCGTGAAGGGAAAGAAAGCTAAAGGCTGGAGTTCACATAGCTAGACTCTAGCCTTTAGCCTGTCTTTTCGAGTAACGATAAAGCTTATGCCAGCCTACATGCTCAACAATAACTGGGTAGAAATCATTCAGTATCCAGATCATACAGCGCTACTTGGTATGTGCAAAATTCGCATACTAGCCACCAATGAGATTATTTGGTGCTTTGGCCACGATCTTCGCACATACTGGATTAGTTAAACTTTTGCCGCTTCTCTAACTCAACACATATGAAATGCCAATCATGCAATGGCTCTGGCTATGTCGGAGCAACCGGTGATACTTGTCAAGCCTGTGAGGGTAGCGGTGAACAAGAAAAACATCCTACGTGCTATCTTTGTGGGAAGTCTTTAATCTCCACACGTGATATTCGTGATGACGTGCATTGGGAATGCTTGGAAGACTAAGTCGCAAATCATTTTATGCGAACCAAAATGATTGATTGTTTTGACGCAGACAATCATTACAAAGCAATGACTGGGCATCACAATCACATGGGGCATCGCGCAATCGGCAAATACAAAGTTGGACCGGGCGGAATGAATTGTCCGTGTTGCACTATTATGCACCCATCTAAACTCAAGCGCAAGTTTGCTCGTTGGATGCGTCGGACAAGCAAACAATCACTCTCAAAAGAGCAAGATTTATGCTAATACCTACTATGGGTTTTTGGAAAACCAATTGTGAGCCACTGTTAGGTCTCAACATAACTACGTGGCTTGAAGCAGTTGAATCTGGTTTAATCACAGATCATGAAGGTGTGACTTTTGTTCACATAACAAATGGAAACAAGATTCCAACTGAAGAGGAATTTAAGCAACTCCAATATACAAAACTCGACCAACTTCGTGCTCAAACAATATGACCTCCACTGAATTCCAACGTCTGCGAGCCTATTGGTTAGCCGCTCGCACTTCACAGTCACACCGGCCAACTCTAAGCGGCAAGCGTGCTGCTAAAGGCGCAGCAAAAGGCTATGGTCAAGTGCTAAAGTCTAGCCATATTCATTCCATGAGCATGGAAACTCAGGTCTTTCAACGTTCGCGTGTCTAATAAACTTATGAAAATCACATACAACTACAACGAAGCTTGCGAAGCTTTGAAACATAATCATGCTGGCAATGTCGAAGTTAGCATTGACATTGCTAGTCTCAGCACTCCACAAACACTGCCAACTTGTAACATTCACGAAATGCTCAAGATTGTGCGAAGCTTTACATATCACACTGGTTCAGAGAAAATCGAAGCCATCAAAGCCATTCGTGAATATGCTAAGCAAAATAACTTTTACTTGCCTTTGGCCGAAGCCAAGTGGTTTGTTGAGAATGTCTGACGAGTAACGATCAATATGAAACGTTTAACACCATATCTTAACAAGATTGGCCTTACTTGGAACTTACCTTACTGGATACCGCTAATTAGCCGATATGACACTGGCATTAGGTGGTATCATTGGTTCTTTTGGTTCTGGACATATACAGAATCAAACTGGTTTACTAATTACATTCCAACTAAATTTTACTGTTTTCGTGTCTGTGGCTTTCAGCTGCAAACTATAAAAGGCTTGCGCAAAGTTTGAATTTTAATCAATTTCAGTGAACTACCACACTGAATAGTGAAGCCCCAATCCAACAGTGTCAACAATAATAGCGCAATGCTGGTTGACAGGCGGATGTGGATGAATTAAGCCACTGTAGCCAACCTCAAACTGTGTTTGGGCAGTCTAGGCGGAATGACTCTAAACTATTGCCATCGTGCCCATTGATTAAGACGGGCGGGTTAGCAGTGTTCACACCCACCACAAAACACTGCAATTTTACTTTTATGAAACTACTAATTCACATCAAGCTAAACAACGGCGAAAGCTACGAGGTAGTTAGTGACGTGAAAAGTCTGCATGTTGGTGTTGAGTATCTTCATGTGCGGGATCATCAGTTATCCATCGCTTTCACCGAAATCAAAGAGCTAATCATCAAGCCGCTAAGCACTGATACATCCAACTAACCGGCACGCGTTATGCTATAACGCTACGTCGAATCAACTTATGAACACATCAGCTAAAATACAACGTCTCATGTTTGCCCATAATCAATTATGGGTATTCCACGTGCAAACCAAATCATACGCCGAGCACAAAGCACTCGGCGAAGCTTACGAGCTAGTCCAAGACTTCACAGATAGCTACACCGAACGTATGCTAGCCGACGAGCCAATCGCACTAGACGGTGTGCTTATGCCGCTTGCGAACTACAAGACTTGTGAGTGCGTCCATGAACCATGCACATGTGAAGCGTGTGAACAAAGCAAAGATTTCATTGTGAAGTTTATTGACTTCTTGGAGCGTGAAATCTCCGACGCACCCGACATTATTAACAAGCGAGACGAGTTAGTCTTCGCACTGCGTCATGTTATCTATCTCCTCGGTCTTTCCGAGTAACGATCAATCTGACTAATAACGTCTAGCACGGGTTCTAACTTCAACCCAAATGAGTCTCATGCAGGTTCAAATCCTGCCGCGCTCAATTCAACCTATAACCAAAATGAAAGCCTACAAACTAACAGACCACAACGGGCAAACAAGAAATGGCACACAGTGGGGAGAAAACATAGAACACACTGCAACAGGCAAAGACAAAGACCTATGTTCAGATGGTTGGATTCACTTTTACACTGACCCGCTAATTGCGGTGTTAATGAATCCACGACATGCTTACTTTACTGAGCCTCAGCTTTGGGAATGTGAAACAAGTGGGGAAGAAATACATGAATCGCTCAAGTCTGGTTGTAAAACATTACGAACAATTAAACGCATTGAGCTACCTAGCTTCACACCAACACAGCTTATTGCCTTTGGTATTTTGTGTGCCAAAGTTGTGTGCAAAAATACTAAATGGAATAATTGGGCAGACAAATGGTTAAGCGGTGACGATCGTCGTAAACATGATGCTTCTGCCGCTGCTTCTGCTGCGTATGCTGCTTCTGCCACTTCTATTGCTGCTTATACCGCTGCTAAGGCTGCTTCTGCTGCGTATGCTGCTGCTGAAGCTGATGCTGCTGCTTATGCTGCTGCTTATGAGGCTGCTTATGCTGCGGCTTATGCTGATGCTGAAGCTGATGCTGAAGCTGATGCTGCTGTTGCTGTTGCTGCGGCTTATGCTGCTGCTGAAGCTGATGCTGCTGCTGAAGCTTATGCTGCTGCTTATGAGGCTTCTGCTATCAAAATCAATTTCGTTCAACTAGCCAATCAAGCACTAACCTACAAATGAAAATACCACTCGGACAACAATTCGGACAAATCAACTTCTCCAAAGCTAGCGTATTAAACCACCGCACTAGCAAACCATCAGTCAAGAATGCTAAGCGCTTTGCTAACGCACGCCCCACTCTAATGTTCTATCAACCCGGCAGTGTTGATGCGACTATGCGATTCAGGTTTAGCGAACGCGGAAGCGCACAAGTCTATGTGGTGGCGAATGACATGTCACTGAGGCGAGTTAACTAAAGAATACTATGACACAACAACAAGCTAAAGAATTCTGGCCGCTAATTAAACAATGGAGCGAGGGCGGTGTGCTACAGCATCTTCGCCCAGCCGGATGGGTTAATATAGACAATCCTTACTTTGATGACAACATAACCAACTACCGCATCAAACCAACTCCCAAGCTACGTCCTTGGCGACCAGAAGAAGTGCCGGTGGGTGCTCTGATTAGGTGGAGGCCTGAAACAAAACATTGTTATGACGGACAACGTGGATTTGATATTTGTTTAATTGCAGGTATTCATATGTATCGAATACTTACATCAATCCATGCTTCTAACTATACATTTGACTCATGTTTGAAAATGCACGAACACTCCCTAGACCACGGTAAAACTTGGCTGCCTTGCGGCGTAATGGAGGAAACATGAAAAGCGCAAATCAAATGGCTGATCTTGTTTGACGATGGTGGAATCTGCGACTCAGTTTTTGACGCAACCCCAGCCCAACTCTGCGAAGCACTGCTCCGCGCAACCGGAAAGTGGAAAGAATGACCACCTCACCACAAACAATCAACAATCTACAGTCCTATCTTATCTCCGCCCAAGCTAACTTCGCTGAGTTCTGCAAAGCTAACGGACTAGCCAACACATTTAGCCTACACATCTCACCTGATATGTGCTGGGTTAGCTTGGAACACGAGTATCAAGTTGAGTTTGACGAAGCAGGTAACAAGCTAGAGTTTATCAATCGTCTGCCCGTTCCGTGTCATACCATACTGACTAAGTTATGAAAACAACCAACCTGCCTATCGAGTTCTCAGAGTTCATAGACAGTTTTACCAAACAAATCACACAACGTGAGCCAATAGACAACAAGCTATTGGCCGATGCTGATAAGCTACTGCATCCAGAACAAAAGTCTGATGGCAGGTTGCTTAGTATGCAAGTTGTGCTAGCTAGCGTGGCGTTATGAAATCCATCCAGCTACCAGCTAACCTATCTGCTAGCCAATGCTTTCAACATGTCTTTATGCTAACAGGCAAAGCAATGCTGGCTCGGCGCACCAGCAGTGGTGAGTGGGAGTATGATATTAATGAAAGCGTGAAGGAGATAGCCGAAGCTAATCCCCTATTTACACATCACGAAATTAACCAACTACTAGATGTGTGCAGGCATAGCTATAGCTCACCTAAATTCTTTTGGTATCTAACCGCACTAATAGCTAGCTTCGGCGATCAGTTCCGCTTTACTTCTGGTCCAACATACTACCAGCATATTCCACTAGCCGAAGCATTCATGTGCTGGACATTATGTCAAGCAGGGAAGAACTAATATGACCCGCCACACACTAATCATCCTAACACTTATCCAGCTAGACGCAGCCATACTGACAGTGCTAATTAGCCATAAGATTAACGCTATTGTTATTGTGCTTCTGTTCGCTAGCTGGATTACAACCAAACTAAACCAACAAAATGAAAACTAAATACAGAACAACACCAGTCGGATACCGTAACCTCACGCCTACGGAACGCATCAAAAAAGGAGACATTTACACAGCTAAGAGTAACCTCATAGGGCTAGACGCGAACACAACCATCAACAATAATGGTTGGTGTCATGTTAGCTATAGCGGTCCAGATATGATCGGCATTATACCGGCTAAGTCTGTCTACAAATACCTACTTAAGTTTGCTCGTCCTATAACTCCTAAGCACTCTACTAGCGAACCACTTGGCACGCAATCTGCTAAGACAGTAGAAGGTCAGTGAATCATACTAACGAATAGTCATTATGGAAATCAAAACACATCTAATTCCAATCACATGGCTAGGTAATTTACCTCATGGATACGCTTGTGGCTATGTTGGTGTTCCACCAGAACATCCGTGGTTTGGTATGGACTATGACACATTGCACAATAATTATCCACACGTATCTATTCACGGTGGCTTAACCTACGCTAGTGACTCACTGCCTATTCAAAAACCTGATGGTCTTTGGTGGGTAGGTTTTGACACATCACATGGTGGTGATACACTGCACAATTGCTCCAAAGTATTTTGTGAGCAAGAAGTTGAACGGCTTAAGCAACAAGCCCTCGAAGCTTTAACAATTTCTACGCGCGTAGAAACAGAACTATAACACTTAGTTCTGCAATACAACAACAGAAACAAAACAACAATGCCTGAAAATACTACAGTTCAACCGGCTGCATTCGAGCCGTTCGTCGTCAACCGTAACAACGTTGACGTTACCTTCGTCCCCCGCACTGTATCACGCGGTGATAACAAAGGTAATCAGTATCCCGCAGTGGAAGTCACCAAAGACAATCTCTCGCTCGTTGAGAGTTGGCTCGGTGTAGATGTTCGCATGTCTCTCATCCAAGCTAAGCTTAACCAGCGTTGTCAGTCTTGGTATGGTGAAGCCACTGTGGAAGCGGATGGTGAAACGGCGAAGCCCTTCGACATTGACGAGTTCAAGAAGTTCGCTGCTGAATTCAATGCTCGAGGTGAATCTCTCAGTGAGATCAAGAAGGAGATTGAAGAACTCACCGCTGAGATGGTTAGCATTGACTGGTCTCTCGGCGCTGTCGCTGCTGCTAAAGCGGAGGAACTTGGCAAGCAGATCAAGTCTCTCATTATCGCACGTGAGAGCAAGCGCCGAGTGCGTGAAGCTACTCCTGCCGCTCCGGTGCAGGCGTAATGTGCGTATTAGCTAGTGATATAGTTACGTAGTAAACAACTAGCTTCTGTATCCAATCAGACGGCAGGTGCTCCCGATACCACCAACTATTTCAATGAGTGTGTGGCGGAAGATTAGACGCTAATAACAGGATGATAGTAAGCCGTCAGCAAGCGAGTCTGTTAAATGAACCTTGTGTTCGTCCGTTCGCGGTAATACAGTAGTAAGTCTTGCGTCGCTTCAACTCCATGTAGGTATCGAATCCTACCACACTCAACCCAATTTGACTTGGCAAGTCAGTGTTACAGTAGCTAAAAGGCACCCTGAAACATACGGTATAAGCGAGTCTTAGGAACTCGTGGCGTAGCTACTGTAACATTTTAATTTGACAACCACATGTCTAGGTTGACTACCTATTCGAGAGCCGTTGACTCTCCTGACTGCCAGTCACAGTCTGAATGCGTTGTCTTTACTTTGCCACATCTGTAACTAACAGAGTCTCGGTGTGGTATCCCCTCATAGGTTAGAGACTACTGTTCGCGGTTGCTCCGTTGCGTTATACGGAGTGTTACTTTTCGGTTAACCTAACCAATAACAGAAAGAGATAGTAGTATGGGCTGCGATATTCATCCTCACATCGAAGTTAAAATCAAAGGCCGATGGGAACACTACAGTTGTCCTCCAATCCAACGATGGTATCAACTATTTGCCAAGATATGTGGTGTTCGTAACAATCCAATCTGGGGTATTACAGCTATCAGTGAACCTCGTGGATTACCAGACGACATTAACATTGTGACGGCCCTATGCTACGAACTTGAAGATCACCACACTCCCACTTGGTTGTCAGCAGCCGAGCTTGATGAACTAATCTGGTGGGCTGAACGCGAGATGGGTCAGACAATGTTTCAGCATAAAGAGGTAGGTTATCTATCAAGCAATATGTTTAGCAACAGAGAACCTGAGTTTGAAGATTGCCGATTCATTTGTTGGTTCGACAACTAAGCCTATGTCAATCCCTCTCCTAGACGGTATAGTTCTGACAGACTTCTTGTCTCTCATCATGGGTCACGAGCAGTGTGTTCCCGTTCCGCACTACGTAGCCGACAAGCTAAACATAGCAGACTCAGGCGAAGTCTACATCCACATCGAGCAACGTGATGGTAAGCATTTCGTCTGGCGTGTAGCCGAATGGAAGTCCACGTATGCTAAGTGGCAACGTGACAAAACACTGAGTCATCTCAACCGCACAGCCTCTTGCCGCGCCACAGAAGTCTACGCCGCAGTCGCTCGTGCAATAGCTGCGAAGACTGGACTCACGACCGAGCAAGCCTATCCAGTTGCAGAAGCGGCGGTGAGAGCACGTAACCCAGAAGCTATTCGCAAGCTAACTGGCATTAACATAGCTGAGTTGCTGAAAGCTGATGGTGAACTGCAAGCATTCAAACAAGCTAACAAGATTAAATGAAACCTCCCAAACCAAAGCTAACCGAGCACGACAAGTGGAGAAAGAAAGAGCTAGATAACATACTAGTCAAACGCAATCGTTGTCTTTCCTTTCATAACTTCAAACAGATACGCACTCGTGCTGACTTGAAGAAGTTCGCTGGCGTTCCGGCGGACAAGATTGACCCCGTCGCTGATTGCTTTTTAGTTAGCCGCGAAGATATTGTAGCATTCTTCCGGCCCTACGAAGAAGCAATCGAAGTAGAGTATAAGCGACGCTCTCAGCCCGAAGCGCCACAAGCCGACAAGTCTGTTAACATACATCCCAAACACATTGATGAAGACGAACTCAAACCATGTGAAGAACACGAAAAGCTGCCGCCGTGTGCGCTCCAAAAAGCATTTCTCTTTCCCTTCCAAGAGCGTGCCGCCCGGCAATTACTAGACAATATACTTGTCGGTAAGAAGCGTGGTCAACTACTACGTGCAGCAGTGGGGACAGGAAAGACTTTCATTATTGGTGCTGTCGCATGTCGTTTGGAAGAAGCCAAGTTCACGCAAGGCAAAACCTACAGTCCGTGGGCGCAAGTCTACATCACACGCGCCTCAATCGTAGAGCAAACCGAGCGTGTGCTAGAGAAGTTCTTCTCCATCAACACAGTCACTGGCGTTCACGTAATCAACATCGAACAGCTACGTGCTAGCTTCGGTGAGCTAATGGTTAGGTGTGAGACTGTGGTAGAACAAGGTGAAGAACATATCGTGTGGAAGTGGCGTCCTAGCGTGCATCCGTGCGTCATGTATATTGACGAATGCCAAGCTGTTAAGAATGAGGATAGCCAACAGTCTCGCATCATGCAAGCATTCAATGACTTGCCGGGCGAAACATACCAGATATTCTTTAGTGCTACGCCCTTTCTGAAAGTATCACAAGCTAAGTGCTTTGCCGTTTCCACACGCATACCGTATAAGTATGGTGTATCCACATCGCCACTATGTAACGAACATTGGGCCGACTTTGCTAAACACATTGCCGCACCCGCTAAGCCAGACGAGTATAGTCCGCCGGCTATTGAACGTCTAATGGCATATCTAAAAGACTATGTTGTAGATGTTAAGGGTGTGCGCTCGCAGTTCAAAGCTGAGAACACTGCCGAGCTAATTGATTTTCAGACAGAAGAAGAACGTCAGTTCGTAGCTCAAGCATGGGCGCGTTACGAAGCTATTCAGATGAAGATCAAAGGCTACGCTCTTAGTGCTAGCCAGTCACGCTTCTTAATCCTTGCTCAGTTTACCATCTATCGTAAAGCGGCGGAGCTTGCTAAGTCAGACTTCTTTGCTAAAGAAGCACACGAGAAAATCCAGCAAGGCTATGCTGTTGTGCTTGCGCTTGGGTTCAAAGGAACTATTCGTAAGGTTACGAAGATAATGGTGGAACAGTATGGTTACTCCCGCGATCAGATAAGTCTAATCTGGGGAGGAGGTAAGACTGGACCTAGCAAGAAGCAAGAAGCTAAGTCAACCATAGTCAATAACGAAATACTTCAACAAGTTCTACGTGATTGTGGTCTTAGCCTAGACTCGCTTAACCTATCCGACACAGAAGACTATGTGGATGAGGAAGATGACCCGGCGCTTCGGCTTGGAACACAAACGCTTAAGCAACGCCAAGTAGAAATAGATAGATTCCAGTCAGGCAAGAGTTTGCTAGCTATGTTCACATTCAAGGCTGGTGGTGTTGGGCTTAGTCTGCATCACACTGACGAACAAACAGAATTCAAATGCCGGCGGAAGAAAAATGGCTGGGTGTATGTGGAAGACATTCCACTTGTGCCAACGCGTCAACGCTATACCATCTCGTCCACTACATTCAGTGCTATCGAACTAGTGCAAGGCTTAGGTCGTGCGCCGCGTTTAACTAGCTTATCTCATACGCGACAACGCATTGTGTTCTATCGCAATACTATTGAAGAACGCGTGCATGGTATGGTTAGCTTAGCGTTGCGTTGTTTGCGTAAAGTTGTGCGCACTCAGGAAGATTGGGAGTCAGCAATCGTAGGCGGCTACGCACAAGACGACACTAAGCTAATTGATAATGGTGTCAAGCAAACAATGGAACCACAGGATGAACCCGAAGTGGATGGGTTCTTCGGAGATGAGGAGGAAGAAGAATGAAAACCGTGGTAGTTGAAATCGAACTGGAAGTGGATGATAATGCATCTAACTTGGGTATTGCCGAAAGCCTAGAGTGCACACTCATGCACAACGAGTATGGAAAACCCAACTATGTCGTCTGTCGAAACAAGCACCGTCACTCTGCCGCTTCAAGCACTTCTCGATTACCTGCTGATAGTGGGAGTAGTTCGCAAGGATCGTGAGCCAATACCTAACTGGCTCGGGGCCTTATTAGCTAGCCATGACGCACACGACAAACTCTATCATGTCGAAGACAACATCATACTGTGGCGTCTAACCGACTGGAATAAGTATGTGGAGTGCGGATGCAATCTAGCAGCCTACTGGGATTACAAGCACGGTGAAGCGGCAAAACTTCTAGCGCTACAACAGCAACAAGCTTTCGCTCAGTTAACACCGAAACAAAAACTCAAACTAAGGATAGCAGAGGAGCTAGCCAAAGGTAATTATATTGGCGTAGCTATGATGGAAAGGACACTGAAACATCTATGAGCCTATACGATAACGGATTCGATAAAGCACAACGTGACTATGATAACCAACTTCCAGAAGAAGACGAGTTTGATATGGAAGAAGAAACACGCTCGCGTGCGGAAGTATTGCTAGAGCGAGAGCTTGCTAAAGCCGACATGCTAATGGACTTAGCGAAAGATGAGCCACGCAAGATTGGCTCTGACATTGATCGCTATCTCGACAAACATCCCGAAGACTAAACTAATATGACACCACTAGAAGAAAGTATTGAACACTGGAAGCGATTAGCTACTGGCACGGCAGAGCCGGGTGAAAAGATTGGCATGCTTTCGTGTGCGCTGTGTAAAGTTTATGCGCCTGTTGACATGGCTGAAAAAGACTGTTGCATTGGTTGTCCTGTGTCAAACAGAACAGGTAAACGCTGGTGCACGGGGTCTCCTTACGGTGCTATTAGTGATTATACTGATCTTCCTGAAAACTTTGGAAGGACTTTTAGTAAAATCAAAGCTGACCCCGAATTTCAACGTCTCGCTAAACTAGAACTAGAATTCTTACAATCACTCTTATGCCCACCCGATCATACAACCACCTAGTCATTGACCTAAACAAAGCCGCATTCGCTTGGCACTACTGGCGTAACCAACATGGGGAAGTTAGACGGCTTAAACCAACTAAGCCAAGTTGTCGTGGTATGACATTTGATCCGAAGGAAACAGTGACGCTATGCATTAACAATGGTAGTTCATTCGAAGGACAGGAACTACCACCGCCAAAAATTACATTGCTACAGTTAGCTGAAGTTCGAGGTTGTCTCGATCACTGGACACCAGTTACTCGTTTCCGTATGACATGCTCCGATATACTGGAGTTCACCGGTGACAAAGCACAATCATTGTGGAAAGCGTGGAATGAAAAACAATTCAAAAAGAAAACAAAATGAGAAGCTGTAATAAATGTAAAAAACAGTTTGAAGTTGGTTTAACCTTTGCCTATGAGACTAAAACCAAAGGTAAAGAAAGCGCAAACTTATGCCCAGAATGTTGCAGTAGTTTTGTAATGAAAATGTTGCAGGCAAATTTTATAACAACTAAGCAACTATTCGAGTATACTTTTCCAAAATGAACGAACCAACTAGACAACTACACACTGCTCCCTCCCCCGAAGTAATCAAAGCACTACGGGATAATGGCTTGTTCGACCAAGCCAAAATGCTAGAGCAAAAGTATGGCATTGACCTCGATGCTATTGAGAAGCCGCTCGCTAAGTTCATTACGCAAGACCGTGCTTGCATCGAACTAAAGCGTTGCGTTCGTGCGCTAGCCGTCCAAGACGACACAGTGCTAATCCAAGGTGAGACTGGCACTGGCAAAGAGCTAATCGCTAACGCGCTGCATGGACAGCGTAGTGGCTCGTTCATAACAATTAACTGTGCTGGTATGCCGGAGCAACTAATCGAGTCCGAGTTATTCGGTCATGCTGCGGGCAGCTTCACCGGAGCTAAAGGTGACACGCAGGGCTTAATCAGTCTAGCTGACAAGGGCACATTATTTCTTGATGAGATTGGTGATTTGCCCCTTCCGCTTCAAGCAAAGCTGTTACGTGTTATCGAGAACAAAAGCCTGCGCAAAGTCGGTGGTAAGACAGAAGAGAAAGTGACTGCTCGTTTCATTGCCGCATCTCACTGGAGCATACCTGAG